TTTAAGAATCACATATATCAATATATTTGCAATGATGATAAGGATTATATTGATGCAATTGTTAAACAGTCAAAAGAAGATATAGAAATGAAAGGTTTCTTAGATATATTGATTAAGAAAGAAGGATTGTAAAATGGATATAAATTTATTTTATTTAATAGTAAAAAAGTTAGGTGATTCAGATTTAGATGATTTTTCATACACAAAAGACGGTAAAATTTATGGGTTTAAAGAGGTTGGTGATGATAGTTGGGATGATCAAGGAAAATATCAGTATAAATATGAAGAAGGTCAATTAATGGAAATGGATAAAAGATATGTTGAAATTGAATTATTTCCATTCGGTGTAACACGTTCCGTGTCAAGAAGTGGTTCATATTTCTCAGATTATTACTATGATAAAGATAAATATGAAATGTTTGAAATTACATCAGTTGAGATTCCAGAGGTCATTATCCCTGCACATATGGAAGATAAGTGGAATAAGTTAAAAATTGATTTAAATAACATTGTTGACCAAGAGGAAGAAAATAGAAAGCAAGTTGAAGTTGAAAGAGTAAAATTAGAAGAAGATGCTAAAGCAGAAAAGGATAGGTTGACTAAACTTTATCCTATGAACAATAATGATATAATTAAATTAGTAAATAAGAGTTTAAAAAAGAAAGGGTTGGAGAAATTTACGTTACAAGATATGCGAAAAGAGTATTTTGACATTGTAGTAAAAAAGAAACTTGAAAGTCAGGAATGGATTGATTATCATAGGGGTTTACAAGAATTACAAAAGGAAGGCGAATAATGAAAGAATTAATAATTCTAGACAGTGGCAAATATGAAGTTGTTTTAGACCAAACAGATGGTAAATTTAATTTCCATGCTTTACGATATGGTGAAAAATGGAGGGAATTAACAGGAGATAATTTAGTTCTTGTTATGTTTAATAAAATTCAGGATTTGGAAGATAAATTATTAGTATATGGAATTAAATAAATATAATTAATTACATAGAAAGGAGAGAATTAATAATGGATTTAAAGAAAGCCCTAGCAACAAAAGGTGGAGTCATACATATCGCATATCTAAAATCCAACATGAGTTTATGTTTACAATATGTTGGTGAAGATATACAAAATATTCAAGATAAGAACGTTACTTGTAAAAGATGTTTAAAGGCATATGCAAAAATAGAAGGGAATGGTGAATAAGTTAAATATAAAAATAAAAATATGTTGACATAAAGTTGTGAAAATGTTATACTTATTAAGTAGAGAAATTACATATTACATAGAAAAGAGGTGAAAAAATGAAGGATTTTGTAGTCGGAAGATCGGAGGGAATCGTTTATACAAATAATAATTTATTGTATAAGCAATTTACTAAGGATAATCAATTATTTAAACCTAAAAAGAAAGGTGAGATACATATGGATTTTATTAATAAAATGGTAGAAAAGATCAAAGACGCTAAAAATGATGCAGAAATTAAAGAAGTATTGAGTGAAGTATATTTTAACACACAATATGATTCTGCAATTAGAGCAGAATTTGATAATAATTTCTAATTATAAAATAAATCGAGGTGATAAAAATTAATTGAGTTTCAACAGACCTAAAAACGAAACAGAAACACATTTTCTATTAAAAGAAATATCTAAATACATATTATTCGGTTGGGGTTATAAGATGTTAGCTACAGAGGTAGGTGGCATGTGGAATTTAGATATTGGCAAAAAGAGAAAAGAAATCATTGATTGTGTTGGAATTAAAAAGGTTAGAATAGCACCAAGGAAATTTCATTATGATATGAAGGGTATAGAAGCAAAAGCAAGTCTGAGTGACTTTAAGAATGGATTTTGCTGTGCTCCTGCAATGAGTTACATAATTTGTCCTGTTAATGTTATTCCAATTGAATTAATACCAAAAGATATTGGATTGATTGAAGTGGATCTTGATAACTTTGAGTTAAAGAAGTATTCTCAGAAGATTTCTGATATGAAAGGTGTTGCATTAGTTCGAAGGGCAAAGAAGCGAATTGATTCTAGGTTTAAATCAGAAGAAGCATATAGAAAATGGTGTGAAAAGTGTTTAGAAAGAGTTGCTTATAGAAGTAGTAGTGAATTATTGTTTTGGAGGAATTATATAGAGTTTAGTAAATAGAATTATAAAAATAAATATATTGGAGGGATTAAATTAATGAATGATAGTTTAGAAATACTTGAAGAAATTAAAGAATACATAAATAAACATTATAAAGCATATTGTTGTGGTTACACAGAACTTAGATCAGAAGGAAACGGAAATGATGTATTTAGTGACGGTTGTAGCAATGGAGAGGCATGGGCATTATATTCTATCGGAAATATTATTGGAATGGAATTAGAAGAACCAGAAGAAAGTGATGATGAATATTAATCAGTTCAAAGTTTAGTTTTCTAGGACATAAAAATAAAAATATTAGGAGGAATCAAAATGAATTTAACAAGCGAGAATTTAATTAATTGTTTTGAAATGGCTAAGGCAAAAAGTATGAATTATGTGGCAGTTCTTATTGAGATGGAAGGTTTTGATAGGCCAGAGGTAATTATTAATCCACTTTTAAATTTTGATAAAAAATTCAAATATTATCTCGATGCCTATGATGAGAATTTAAATCATAAACACGCTCCAGGAATTAAGATTGTTGGTTTTACGTATAGTAATAATTTTGAAGATATTGAATTTGAATTAATGCTGTAAAGGAGGTAAACTGTGGAACTAAATATAAAAACCTTAGAACATGAAACTATAGTTTGGGCATGTGCATATAATGAAGATAATAATTATGATTATTCGCATTTAAAACAATTACCAATACGAGGAATGATTCTGGATAAATATAAGGCAGAAATTGATAAACCAAAATATAGTAGTTGGGTATTCGCTCCAATTAATAAAAAAGGTGAAATGATTAAAAGCAAGGTAGTGGATGTGTATTCTAGACACTATGCAAATACATATGAGGAATGTGTTGAAGTCTATAATGGATTAGTTCAAATGAGAATTGATAGATTGAATGAGATTATTACTGAGTGTGAAACGCATAAAATAAAACTTAATAAAGTAAGCAGTTATTTTAAGGAGGTGATAAATTGAGAAAAGTAAGATTCCTCAAAGACTTTAATTCATTTAAGAAAGATACGTATCGAGTTATTATGGAAGAAACTGCATTGCATTATCGCATTCAAGTTAATTTAGATGGTGATAAGTTGTATTGGATTCATAAGTCAGATTGTGAGGATATTTATCAAGTAGTAGAGAGGAGTTAGATATTAAAAGTGAAAAGAGAATTCATTGGTGTGGGTATGAAAGTAATACCTCATTCAAAAAGTTATGGTGGTTTAAAAAATAGTTCTATTTGGCAAAGTGCAAAAAATAAGAATCAACCGTATCTATTTGTTTCTAGAATTCAAAGTGATAAAATTATTCTAAACGATGACATTGATGATGAGTTTGGCGATTTCTTCCTACCAGAAGATTTTGAACCATACATAGAAGAAAGAGAGAGTGTTAAAATGAGCAATTATAATAAAGGTGATCTAGTTCGGGTGGTTGATGGTAGTTATTCTCTGACAATTGAGAATGGAGATTTTCGTCATTCCTATGGAGTAGAATTGACAGGTAGGGATTTTGAAATATTACATACAGAATTAAAACTACCATCAACAGATAAAGATCAATTCAATACCATGATTTTAAAAGCAAAAGATATTGGTCAGATCGTGTATACTCAAGAACGAATGGTTAAACCAGTCGAAAAAGTAGTGCCAGAAGTTGAAAATGTTATTCAAAATATTACAATTAATATTACAATTGATTCAAAAACAGATATTAATGATTTTGTGAAAGAATTGTCATCAAAAATGAAGAATTTAGGCAATTATTAGACCCTCAAGAAATTTTCATTTTATGGGGTTATGCTTAAAATGACCATAAACTCAAATTTTCAATAAAATCAGTAAAATAGTCCTGTAACTGTTGCTACATAAGGGTTTGTGGTCATTAAATAGGCGTAAATAATTATGTTATATATGCTATCCTTTAAAAGTGGAATTTTATTTGGTTTGGTTTTTATTAGAAGTAAGAAATAAAATATGTTGACATGGAGATTTGATTATGTTATAATTATTAAGTGGTTAAAAATAAATAATATTTTAGAGAAAGGATTGATTGGTTGAAAAACAAAGGTAACTGTTGGAAACCTGTTAAGAAAAATAAATCTCCACCTTCTTTCAATATATTTTTATAAGATCATGTGCATTAAATAATAAAATAAATTATTGAAAGAAGGAATACATAATATGGCAAAGAAAGAAGATAAAAAACCACTAAAAAAAGGGCAATCATCGTTTCAATTAATCGGAGAAGCTAAACTATCAGACTTTACATTTAAAATGGATGAGACTACTACAAAATCTGATTGGGTTTGGAATAAACTAAATCTTGGGGTGGATTGTGGTGGTGGCAATGTTGTCTATGCTGACTTAATGGGTGGATATGGTTCTGAAAGAGATAATATTCTCTATGTGCACGGTGTAAAAAAGAATGATAAAGATAAAGATGTTGACGATTATAAAAATCAGTTTACAATTGCTTGGGAAGATAGATTTGACGAAGAAATTCTTGAAACTATCGGCAATCAATGTTTTATTACAGTTGGACTAGAAAAGGATATTAAAGAAAAAACATTTGCAAAAACTTTCTTATCACCATATGATGCCATTGAATATATACAAGAACATCTGAAAAACGGAATGGTTGTTAATATTAAAGGTGACTACGTATACAAAACATATCAAGACTCAACTCAGGCGGTAAAAGAAATTACGAGTATATTTTTATCAAAGGTTGACGATCCATCAAAATACAAAGCAGTATTCACCCAAACCATTCTTCTTGATAAAGATAGTGTTGGTAAACTAGATAAAGAAAAAGCTATTTACCCTATCTATGCTAAGGTTGTAGATTATGTAAAAGAATATGATGGCAAGTTGGTAAAACAAAATATCGCATTTGATAAAATATTTGAACTTGAAGTGGATAAAGTTAAACCAGAAAATACTAAGAAATTCCTTGATAAAGTTTTAAAAGTAAAGAAAGATATCACAGAAGTTACTATTGAGGGAGATATTATTGAAGGTCAATCTTTAGTTAATATCACTGAGTCAGATATTCCTGCTGACATCATGGAACTTATTGATATGGGTGCTTATACTATGGAAGACGCTATTAATAAACTAGCCGTAGGTGGAAGTAAGGAAAAGAAAATGGTGATTCGTAGACCTGCAATCAAAATGGTTGGAGAAGATGACAATAAAAAACCTATAATTCTAAAAACAGAAGGTCAATATAAGGATGAGGACTTACTTTTTGACTTCATGATTAAAAAAGAAGAGTCAGAAGAAAGCGATGCAGAAAACAATGAAGAAGAGGAAAAAGACGAAGAAGATTTGTCTTGGATGGATGCATTAGATGAAGAAAACGGAGAAAATCAAGAGTAATAATCGAGAGTAATAAACAAAGGAGAGGGAGTTAAACCTCTCTCCTTACCAATGAAAATAAAATAGTTGAAAGAAGGTAAACTTTTTGGCAGAGAGAAAATTTGGTAAGAAGAACATTATTAAGGTAGATCCTTTAGCATATAACTTAGGTTTAATTGGACTAAGTGGTATTGGTAAAACCACACTCGCAAAAGAGGTGTGTGAGGAACTCGTAGGAGAAGATGGTTATATTATTGCCAACGTAGGTAGAGAGGATGGAATTGATGCAATCGCTGGTGCGATATATGAGGATATTCCAGATTGGGATACTTTTGAGGAATTTACAACAGATATCATAGAAAATAAGTTAACAGATTATAAGGATTTAAAGGTTATAGTATGGGATACCATTGATGAATTAATTCGCATTGCAGAACCAGAGGCTATTAGACTTTCTAATAAAGATCAATACGGAAAAAAAGACCCTAAGATTGTTAAGACAATTAATGGAGCTTGGGGTGGTTTTGGTAAAGGTGAAATATATACTATTGACATGATTATGGGGGTACTATGGGAGTTAAAAAGAGTTGGAGTGGCTATGTTTTTAGTTGGTCATACAAAAGAAAGAACAATGACAGATGCAGTATCAGGTACTGAGTACAATATTATTACAACGAATATGCAACTTAATTATTTTACTGCACTAAAAACAAAATTACATATTCTTGGTGTAGCAAGCATTGATAGAGAAATTGTTATGGAAAAGACTGGCAAGAAAGATTTAGCAGGGAAAGACAAAATTAAAGGTCATGTAAAAAATGAAAGTAGGAAAATTACTTTCAGAGATGACAATTTTAATGTAGATTCAAAATCAAGATTTTCTGAAATCATAGATTCAATTGAGTTTAATTCATCAGATTTTATCAAAGCTGTTGAGGATGCCATTAAAATTGAACACGATAAACAATCTGGAAATAAGTCAATTGAAGAAACAAAAGTAGAACAAGCAGTAGAAAAAGATAAGGTTGTAGAAAAAAATGTCTCTGAAAAGAAAGAAGAACTTGCAGGTTTAGAAGTAGAAAAACTTGTAGCAATGATTACTAGTTTTGTAAAAATAAACAAATCAAATTCTGAAATTTTAAAACCATTGCTCCTAAAAAGTAAAGAGTTAGGATATGTAAACCCTACAAAAGTTGATAATTTAGAACATGCAAATATATTATTTGATTTGATAGATGGTAAATAAATAATAAATGGGAGGGAATTAATTTTCCTCCCTAAACTTACAATTAGAGGTGAGAGAGTATGACTGTTAAACCTAGAAAAGACCAAGATTGGATTGATCTTTATGAGTATGTTAAAAAAGAAATTATGGAATATACTCCTGATATAAAATTACCAAAGTATATAATATTAAGATTAAAAGGTCTTGCTACAGGGCAATTCCTAGCAAACAAGAAGCAAACTCCTATGTGTAGTTATGAATTTAAAACTATTTTATATACTTTTAAGTTATGTAGACCAAATATATTAGTCGGTTTTAGAACCAATAATACCAAGTTTACAGATGAAAAGCACAAATTCAATTATGCAATGGTTATTATCGAAGGAAATATTAATGATATGGTAATAAGATTAAGAAATGCTGAAAATGCAAAAACAAAAGCTGAGAATATAGATATGGAAAATATTTATCATGAGGGAGCAGAATATCAACCTAAGACTAAAAAACTAAGTTACACATTAGAAGATTTATGGTAAAAAGGTAGGTGACAACTATTACTCAAACTAACAAGACAAAAGATACAAAGTTAACTCCATTTGAAGAGGAATTATTAAAATCAAGTAAGAAAATAAGAGAATACAAAAAAGCATGTGAAGCAAACATAGTGAGTATCCTTTGGAAAAACCATGATCTGTATTATACATACGATAATTTAAAACTTGCAAATTTTACAGAAAATGTTTGGAAGGTTTATTGGCAGATAGGTTACGACATAGTAATCAAAGAAAAAAAGCAAGTGCTTGACGACATAACTGTAGGACTATACCTAGAAAAGCACTTGAAGTTAAAAGAACAATATGAAAAATATAAAGGTTATGAAACAATTGAAAATGCAAAAGCATATGTGAAGACCGAAAATATGGATGGATATATTAATGAACTTCATAAATGGAATGCTGTATTAGATTTATTAAAAAGAAAATTTCCTATTTTCGATAGAATTAGTGATTTTGTAGATATGACATCTGAACAAATATATGACGAGTTCGAAGCAGTATTGAATCATGTTTTTGTTAACGTTGAAGGTGATGATATTACCCATGATATTTCTGATGGTTTAGATGAATTAATCGAAGAACTAGATCAAGGAATGGCGGTAGGTTTACCTTTGCATAATACACCAACGCTAAATAAAGAAGTTGGCGGTAATCTTGAAGGAAATATTACTCTTGTCGGTGGACTTAGTGGTGTTGGTAAAACCGCACTTAGCAGGATTCTAATTCTTCCAAGTATATTAGAACATAAAGAAAAAATAGTCATAATGATAAACGAAGAAGGTAAAAAGAAATGGCAACGTGAATTTTTGGTTTGGGTAGCTAATAATATCTTCAAAGAAGATTTACAAAAATATATCGTCCGAGATGGTAGATATAAACCAGAAGTAAAAGCACTACTTAAGAAATGTTCTGAATGGGTTAAGCAATATAAAAACACAATTATACTAAAACCATTCACTCAATATACTACAGCGAAGGCTATTAAAACAATAAAAAAGTATGCTAGTATGGGTGTAAAATACTTCATGTTAGATACATATAAAGCAGATTCTAAGGCATCAAGCAGTGAGTCATTTTGGTTCAGTATGCAACAAAATATGGTTGAAATTAATGATGTGATTAAATCAGAAGCGAAGAATGTACATATTTGGATTACATTTCAATTAAGTAAAGGTAGTTCAAAACAAAGATACTATGATCAAGACAATATAGGTATGGCAAAGAATATTGTTGACGTTGCATCAACTTGTTTGATGATTAGAAAGGTATTTGAAGATGAAATAGAGGGAGGTAAGCGCGAGTTAGATGTTTACAGGAAAGAAAAAAGACAAGGTAATACCGAATCACAAATTCCTGTAAAATTAAAGAAAGGTAAAAACTATCAGATTATATTTATTGTTAAGAATCGCGAAGGTAGTACAAATGATTATCAGATCGTTGTGGAGCACGACCTTTCAAGAAACACATACAAAGAGGTTGGTTATACAGTAGTTCCAGTAGATTTCTAAAAAGGGGATGGTGATATGACAGCAAATGAACTTATCCAGTACATTATTGATAATGACAAAATTTTAAATATACTTGAAGACTTAGGTTGTCATCATCTTAAGGAATACGGCAAGGAATATAGGTGTGGATTACCTACTCATTCAAGCAAGGATGCTATTTCGATTAAAAAAGAAACGCTTAAAACTAAAGTATTTCAATCTAATAGTAATATTATTAGAGGCAATATATTTACACTATGTCAAACTATCAAAAATTATTCGTTTTCAGAAGCTAATAGATATATACACAATCTATTTGGCCTTGAATATAAATTCAAATTCAATAAAAAGAACGATACTGATTTTAAAGACCCATTAGAAATTTTCAAGAAGGTAAAAAAGAAAAAGTATACAGATATAAATAATTTAGATGTAATAAACGAAGACTGTTTGAGCGAGTATATACCATACATCCATATAGAATGGGTTAGAGAAGATGGTATTATGCCTTGGACATCAAAAGTATTTAATATTGGATATAGTGTAAATAAAAAGAGAATAGTTATTCCTCATCGGTATTGGAGTGGAGAAAAAAATGATTATGTAGGTGTTATAGGTAGAACAGTAATTAAAGAATGGGAGATGTTAGATATACCAAAATATTTCCCATTAAAAAACTTCCCTAAGAGCATGAATATCTATGGACTACAAGAGAATTATCAAACCATACAAGAAACAGGATATGTTGTTGTATACGAGGCCGAGAAGAGTGTTTTAAAGCGTCATAGTAGAAATGATGGCACTGGTGTTGCTGTTTGTTGTCATGATATCTCAGATGAACAAGTAAAGATATTGATTGGGTTAAATGTTGATGTAGTTATTGCTTTTGATAAGGGAATTTCAATAGAACATATAAGAAGTGCCTGTGATCGTTTTTATGGTATTAGGACTGTATATTACATATATGATAAATATGGTTTGCTTGAGGATAAGATGAGTCCTGCGGATACAACTAATCGTTTTTACAACTATTTGTTTAAATACAAAACTCTTTATGACGAAACGGAACATAAAACACATATGAAATATTTAGAAAGTAGGTAATCAATTTAAGTGTATAATATTAATCTAGAATTAGAGAGCAGAATTGATAGAGAAAAATATATCGGAAAAATATTCGAATCAAAACATTATGGTGAATTTTCAGTTAAAGGCGTATACGGAAAAGACAGAACTGGCACGAAAACTTACGTATGTGAATTTGTAAAAACAAAATACCAATCAATAGTTACTGCTGGAAATATTAATAAAGGAAATGCAAAAGATTTATTATTGCCAAGTATTTATAATCATGGATATATAGGAAACTTTTATAATAATGTAAGGGAGTTGAAGTCCTATGTAACATGGGTAAATATGCTAAAAAGAGTATACAGTAAAGACGAGTTAGTTAAAAATCCTACTTATATTGATGCTTTTATAAATGAACGTTGGCATTGTTTTAAAAATTTTAATGAAGATTATAGCAAAATACTAGGCGTTGATAAAATTATTGAATATCCTAATATAAAATTTTGCTTAGACAAAGATATAATTACAGATACGAAAACTTATAGTTTAAATAATTGCTGTTTTATTCCAGAACAAATAAATAATATTTTTATTAATAAGCAAATTACAAATACTGCAGGGTATGAGGGTACTTATTATTTAGAAGATGATCTTGTGTATATTTCTGCTGTAAAATATAAAGGTAAGAAAATAAGTCTTGGTAGATTTTTAGATGTAAGAGAAGCATATGAAAAATATCATATCAAAAAGAAAGAGATACTTTTATTATATTTGAAAGATTTTTATTGGATAGACAGTAAAATTAAAAATGCTTGTTTAAACAAATTAGAAAGACAGTATACCCAAACAATAAATAATAATATAAAGGTGGTTATATAGTGGCTCGAAAAACAGGCGAAGAATTAGAAAAACTAAAAAAGAAATATAATGTTCACCAACTCTGGAGTTGGAGTAGATATAATTGTTATAAAAATTCAGTATACGAATTCTATCTTAAATACATAGCAAAAGTAAAAGAAGACAGAGATGATGGTATTTATGGGGTAAGTGGTAATGCGTGTCATGGAATTCTAGAGAAATTCTACTCTAAGGAAATCGAATATGAAGATATGCTACAAGAATATGAAAACGTATTATTTACATTCAATGCAGGAGAGTTAAAATATGATAGGACTAATGAAGAAAAAAATAATAATATTGCTAATAAGTATGAATCATGTCTAAGACATTTCTTCCAAAATCATAAAGTTATTAATAACAAAAAAGTAGAAATAGAAAAATTTATTATTGTAAAAGTTAATAATTTTATATTTCAAGGCTATATTGACTTTATCCACAAAGAAGATGGTTATTTTATTATCACGGATTGGAAAACTTCAAGCATATATACAGGTAAAAAAATAGACAAAGAAAAAGGACAGTTGGTTTTATATGCCGAAGCTTTAATACAGCTTGGAGTACCTTTAGAAAAGATAAAAATAAGATGGGATTTCCTAAAATATGTAATTGTAGAAGTGCAACAGGCGAATGAAAAAATAGTTGAGAGGAATATTGCGAGGAACGAGATTGGGTCTAGTTTAAAATCAAACGCTAAGATGTGGCTCAAAAAAGCGAAATGTTACTCAGACGAAGAAATTGAATCATATTTAGAGTTATTAGTTATGACAAATGATATAAATAGTTTGCCAGAAGACATAAAAATAAAATACAAACTCAGTGACTGTTATGTTTATATACCATTCTCACAAGAAGAAATTAAGAAACTCAAGGCAGATATTGTAGATGCTATTGTAGATATTGGCAAAAAAGAATGTGAATATATGAAAACTAAAGATGAAAATGTATGGTGGGAAGAAGTAACTGATTCTGAATCATACTTCTTTGCAAATCTGAGTGGATATAGTGCAAACTTGCATAAACCATATGCTGTTTATTTAGAAAAGAGAAAATATTTTAGTTCGGCAGATAATAAAAAGGATGAAGACGATTTAAGTTGGATGGATAACCTATGAGATTAGGAGGATTATAATTTGATAGAGAATTATGTAAGATACCACGTTCATGACGATACAAGTAATTGTAATGGTTATTCTGATTCGTGTACTAGTTATAAAGAATATATTAAACTTGCTAAAAAAGAAAAATGTAAAGCATTAGCGTTTTCTAACCACGGAGGAATGTACGATTGGATAAAAAAGAAACAGGATTGCGATAAAGCAGGAATTAAATACATACATGGCATTGAATCATATATGTGTACTAAATATGAAGCAGATGAAAGAGGATATCACATTGGATTATATGCTAAGAATTATAATGGAGTATTAGAATTAAACACTTTAAATTCTAAATCTACTTCCAAAGGAAAATTAGATGACAAAACAGATAGGCACATGTATTATAATCCTAGAATATCATTTGAAGAGTTAATGAATACAAGTGAAAATATTATAATTACAACTGCTTGTTTAGCTTCGATGTTATGGAGAAAAAAAGATGATGAAGATGACTACGTACAGAGATTTTTAGAGTGGATGTCTAAAAATAGTCATAGGTGTTTTTTAGAGATCCAGTACCACACACACGAACATCAAATAGAATACAATAAATTACTGTGGGGATGGAGTAAACAATATAATATACCTCTAATAGCCGGTACAGATACACATTCATCTTCAAAATATAAAGCAGAATGTAGAAAAATTCTCCAAATATCAAAAGATAGTTTCTACGGAGAAGAGGATGAATTTGATCTTACTTGGAAAAGTTTTGATGAATTGGTTGAGTGTTTTAGAATCCAAAATGCGTTGCCCGAAGAGGTATGGATGGAAGCTATATCTAACACAAATAAATTTGCTGATATGGTTGAAGAATTTAAATTAGATAAGTCATTTAAGTATCCTAATCTTTATGGGAATAATGCAGTAGATATTTGGAAAAAAACTATTGCAAAAAAGTTTAAAGAAAAAAAGGATAATAATATTCTTGATTTAACTAAATTAGATGAGTATAAGAAAAAAATAAATGAAGAATTTGAAGCAATGAAAAAGCAAAATATGGAAAGCTTTATGATGTTTATGTCTGAATTAGTTGATTACTGTAATGAGAATGAAATACCATATGGGTTTTGTCGTGGTTCTGTTGGTGGTAGTGAAGTTGCTTTTATTACAGATATTACTGATGTAGATCCTATCAGATGGAATACTGTTTTTTCAAGATTTTGTAATGCTGATAGAGTTTCTCTTGCAGATATTGATATAGATTTCGCTCCAGAGGATCGTGTAAAAGTTTATGAATATATTATCAAAAGGTTTACACCAGAGAAAACCGCATATATATCAGCATTTTCAACTTTAAGAGATAGAGGAACTATTGATGTATTAGCAAAAGGTTTAAAATATGAAAATTTAGATGTGGTAATGAATATTAAAAATGAATTTGATAAATTATTTGATGAATATTTTAAAATAATCCAAGAAGAAGTTAATCTAGAGGAATTAGATGAGGTGGATGCTAAATCTGTTGATTTTGACTATCATGAAGTTTATTGTAATAGAATTAGAAATAATAAAGCACTAACCAGAGCAAATAATTTAAAGAAAGAATTTCAAAATCTTAAAGACAATAATAAAGATTTATTTTATTATTTTGATGGTTTAAAAGGGACTATTATAGCAAAAGGTACTCATCCGGCAGGTATTATAGGTTCTCCAATTACACTTGCTGATAATCTAGGTGTCTATTATAAAGATGGGGATGAATCTCACCCAATATCAATATGTTCTATGAAAGCAGTTGACTCTGTAAATTTTGTAAAGTTCGATATATTAGGATTAAAAACTGTTGGAATAATGAAAGATGTGTATAAATCAATAGGCTCTCATTATCTTAAAGCTCATGAAATTGATTGGAATGATAATAAGGTTTGGGATAATATGATTACTTCAAATGTGGGAGTTTTTCAATTTGAGGGAGACTACGCCTTCTCACTACTTAAAGACTTTAAACCTAGATTTATTAATGATATGTCTTTGGTAAATGCTGCTTTACGTCCATCCGGTAAATCATATAGAGATAGATTAATTAAGAAAGAAGTTAATGTAAATCCCTCGAAACAATTGGATAATTTACTACAAGATAATTATGGATATTTAGTATATCAGGAAGATACCATTAAATTTCTAACAGACATTTGTGGATTTAGCGGATCTTTAGCGGATACCACTAGAAGATGTGTTGACGAAAATACATTGGTGATGATGGGTAACGGTAATATCAAAAAGATTAAAGATATTATAATTGGTGAAAAGGTAATGTCTGTAAACGAATACGGTGTTTCAGAAACAAAAGATGTTATGAATGTTTTTAATAATGGTGTCAAGAATACATATAAAGTTACAACTATTCATGGAAAGGAATTAATTGCAACAGATGATCATAAAGTTTTTACACAAGATGGATATAAATATATTAGGGATTTAAATACCGATGATTCAATTATGTCTCTTAAGAAAATAAATTCAGATAAAGATAATTTAAAACCTAGTGAAAGATTATCTTGTCAGGAAATGTTTTTAATTGGGATGTTAATTGGTGATGGAACAATTTACTCATTTTCTAGAAGTGGTGGTCACAATTCAAATCCATCATTTACTAATTCAGAAATGGCATTAATTGATAAATTTAAAGATTGTATTATTAGTAGAATTACACCAAACAAAGATAAACAAATCAATTGTGAATTTACAATTTCCTCACAAAAAGGAGTTGATGTAGACAAAATATATAACATACGGGTTCAAACAAAAACTTCAAATAACGCATTAGTGAACTTATTAAACAAATTTAATCTAAGGCATCATGCAGCAGATAAAATATTACCTGATGAGTTTATGAGTTACCCCATTGGAGATAAGTTGCAAAACTTACTTGGAGGTTTATTTAGCACAGACGGTGGATGTTATGGAGGATATATTGATTATTCAACAAATTCAGAAATACTAGCACAACAAATACAATATTTATTATTAAAATTTGGTATATATAGTTACATTCTAAAAAAGTGGATATCTGATTATAATTATAACTCTTATAGAGTATATATTACCCAAACAGAATCTTTAAATAACTTTTCAAAATATATTTTAAAATATATAGTTGGTAGTAAATTAAATAGATTTAATAATATTATAGATAATGTTATATCAAATACAGGGAAATTTAACTATTTACTACCTAATAAATGTAAAGAAGAAGTAAGAAACAATATGTTGATATTTAATAAATCTTTCAATGATATTGGTCGTGCTTTGGGTTACAAAGGAAATAATTTTAATGTACATTCTACAGAATTTGGTATTTCTGATATAAAGGCAAAAGAAGTATCCAAAGAATTGTATATACCTTACACTTACTGGTTGTTATCAACAGAATATATACCTTTAAGAGTTAAGAGTATAGAATATGTAGGAGAAAGTAATGTATATGATATTGAAGTGAAAGATAATCATAATTATATTGCAAATGGGTTGGTTGTGCATAATTGCATAGGCAAAAAAGATGTAGTAGGTTTAAATGAACAGTTACCAAAAATTCTAGAAGGATACTGCGACAAATCTGATCAATTTAGAGATATTGCTGAAGAGGAGGCAAAACAATTTCTTCAAATCATCGACGATTCTTCTGAGTATCAATTTGGATATAATCATTCCACTGGCTACAGTATGAATGGATACGCAGAGACTAGATTAAGGACTTATTACCCATTAGAATTTGCTACTGCTTATCTAGACAGATCAGAAAACAAGGAAGATACAAATAGAGGCGTATCGTTAGCTAATCAATTGAATGCAAAAATTAATCCTATTTCATTTGGTAAATCAATCGCAAAATACACATTTGATAAAAAAGAAAATAGTATCTATAAAGGTATTTCTTCAATTAAATTTCTTAACGAACAAGTTCCAAATGAATTATATGCTTTATCACAACAAAAAAATTATACAGATTTTATTGAGTTATTAAGTGATATAAAGAATGCATCAGTAAATTCTCGTCAACTTAAAATATTAACTGGATTAAATTTCTTTAGATGTTTTGGAAAAAATAAAAAACTTCTTCAAATTATAGAACTATATGATAAGTTTGCTTATTCCAAACAAATTAATTTTAAAGATATAGAAAAACTTAAAATTAATGAAGAAATTTTAAAAAAACATAGTAAAAAAACTACCAAAACTTTATATAAAGAATTAGATATGATTGGATATATTAAAGAGGTAATTAAAGACATTGAAGACAAACCATTATCAATTAAAGAACAGGTAAAATTCGAAATGGAATTCCTTGAATATACAGAATATGTGAACGAGAATGCAGGAGATAAATTTTATATAGTTATCAAGTATGAAACCTATAAGGATAAATCAAAACCTTACGTAACTTTAAGGCAAATAAATAATGGAAAAGAAATGAAAACAAAAATTAAAGATGGAAAGATATTTAATGAGAATATATTTAAGTTGTATGATGTCTTAAAAGTCAATGAATTCAAAACTCAAAAGAAGACAAAGAACGTTGGCGGCAAGTGGATGAAGTCAGATGAGGACGAAGAGATACTTATCAACTATGATGTATATTAGAAAGCAGGGTAAATAATTGAAAAATAAAATAATTTATGAATTCAAAGGAGTCGTAGTAGCGAACCCCTATAATACAGATGATTATAAAATATACGCCTTAGAAGTGGATAATATTAAATATCCACACATATCACAAAACACATATGGCAATGTCAGTATTCTAGGCAATTTACCTGATCTTGAAACGGGCATAGAATACTCTATAAAATCAGAAGAAAAGGAGGGAAAAAATGGAATATCCTATAAAGTAATTAATATCGGAAGGGATATGCCTAAAACAGAGACATCCACTAGATTGTTTTTACAAAGCATATTAGATAGTAATAGTCAGGTTGATGAAGTGATGCGTGAATATCCAGACATTATTGATAGAGTTATCAATAATCGTTTAGATGATATTGATTTAAAGAAATTATATAATATTGGCGAAGTTAGATTTGACGTTATTAAAAGAAAAATTATTGAGAATTTTGTATTAGGAGAGTTAGTTACAGAATTTAAAGGATTTATTGAATTCAAAATATTAAAAGCATTATATGATAAATATGGTTCAGTGGATAAGATTAAAGAAAAACTACAAGACAATCCGTACATGTGTTTATGCGGATTGTCACGGATAGCCTTCAAAACTGCCGATAAAATACTTCTTGAATTTAATAAGGACTGTATTACAACAAAAGCAAAAGGAGAAAACCCACCTATTGATTTCACATTTGATTTACAAACTTCTAGTCAAAGACAAAAATCCGCAATCATGTTTTTACTAGAAGAAAATGAGAACGATGGTAATACAAAAATTGATATTAAAGTCCTAAGAAAACAATCTGAGTCTTTAGCAAAGAAATGTATTGAACATTTTGTTGATATTATTAAGAATGATAAAGATATTCATTTTGGTAAAGCAACAAATACAGTTGCATTGGAGGAAACATACCAAACTGAAATATATATTGCTAATAGGATTTTAGAAGGTTTAAAGGTAGAAAATAAGTGGGAAATTGATACTGAAAAATATAAGAATAATGGGAATATTACTCTCACAGAGCAACAACATAAAGTTTTACCCATGGTATGTAATTCTAATGTGTGTATTCTCAATGGGTTTAGCGGGAGTGGGAAGAGTGCTACAACTAAATCAGTAATTGATATGTTAAAAGATACTAATAAATCATTTGTTATATTCTCTCCTACTGGGCGAGCGAGTAAAATTATCTCAGAATTTACTAAAGAACCAGCATCTACAATACATAGAGGATTATTATATAAACCTCCCATATGGGGATATAATGAAGAATCAAAATTACCATACAACGTAGTGATCGTGGATGAATTCGGGATGTGTGATGTTTTCTTAATGAAACATTTATTAGAGGCAACTGACTTCACTAAAACTAAATTATTAATGATTGGAGATTCGAACCAAATTCCTTCTGTTGGGGCAGGTAATGTATTCCATGATTTAATCAATTCAAATTTAATTCCTATAGTTTCTCTTACTGAAATTTTTAGATATGGAGAAGGAGGCGTACTTACTGTAGCAACTAATACTAGAAATAGTAAGAAATTCTTAACTGATTCTCTTAGTCCGCAAATATTTGGAGAAGACAAGGGATATATGTTTATTCCTATGTTACAAGAAAAAATAATGAAAAATGTAGTTGGATTATATAAAAAACTATTATCATCTGGAAATTCTAAAGAAGATATTATGATTTTATCATCTTATAATGTAGGTGATTATGGAACGGTTGCTATAAATAAACACTTACAACCCATAGCAAATCCTAATGTATTATCAGGAAACATATATATTCAAATTGGAGATACTAAATTTTATGAAGATGATATAGTTATTCAATCTACAAATAATTACAAAGCAATAAGATATAATGAGAATTATATAGATGAAGATGATAAAACTTTTGTGGCAAATGGAGAAGTTGGTAAAATTGTTAAGATAGAATATGGCAAAGCAATTATAATGTTTGATGAATTGGTTGTTTATACTAAAAATGATTTATTGAATGTAAAATTAGCTTATAGCATCAGCATAATGAAGAGCCAAGGAGGGCAAGCCAAAATAGTTATAATGATAACTCCTAAAGCACACACATTCATGCTAAATAGTAATCTTTTGTATGTATCTCAAACAAGAGCAAGACAAAAAGTATTTCATTTTAGTGAAATAGAAACTGTTAATAGAGCAATTAAGAAAAAAGCAGACTTTGATAGAAAAACACATCTTAAAGAATTATTACTATCTTAAATCAATAAATAAAATTCCTTGACTTCCATACCCAGAAATGCTATAATACAAACATAGAAAGGAGGTGAAAAAAATGAATCCCACAAAAATAATTAATCGCATAGACGGAGTATGGACTACCTGCACTTCTCAAGAATACAATTCCCAAGACAAAGCAAATTTCATGTTCAGCAAAAGTGATTTAACCAATACAACTACATATTATAAAAAGATTGGTTAATAATCATAATTCCTAAACACAAATCATAAAATAATTATCATAATATTAGCAAGAATTTGATCACATATCTTATTAAAACCACTAATCAAATTCTTGCTAAATCAAAAGAGGTGAATACATAATGAAAATTCTAACAGATGCAATGGATAAATCAAAGTGGTTAGAAATATCTAAAGAAGAATATGAACTAAATTATACTGACAAAATTAACTTCATGTATAGTTTTGAACAAGATACAGGCGAAATTGGTTATTATAAAAGAGAATCATTTATTGCATTAGGCAGAGAGTGGTTTGAATCAGAAATTAAAAATGAGAGGATTGAAGATTAATCAGTGTTCGACTTTTGCTTATGTGAATACTCCGATTGCATACAATCAATGGTATGTAGTAGATTCTTATATAAAAACTCCTCTAATCCTGTTTATATTAAATTCAAAAACATTTGTTCAAAAGATGACAATTGGCAATGGTTTTATGGAGATAGGAGTAAGATGGTTCAGTTAGAATTAATTCCCACAATCACAGAGGAAATAAAAGAAACAGGAGGTGATAAAAATAAAAACAATTGATGAATATAATCAAGAAAAACAAAAACAATTTCAAATAGAAAATCCACAATGGAGAAATTGCAATATTGCTTGCGATAAATGTGGAAAAGAATTGTTGATGGACATGTGGATTATACTATGCTCAGATCCACCTCAAAGAAATGTTAAATGTGAAAACTGTGGTTATTATAGTTATGTTTTGGCGTAAATTAATATTTTTATGGAATCAAAAATCAAGCTATAGGCGGTTTACATGGTTCGGTAATTCCTATAGAATAATCTATTTAACCTATAAATACTAAAATAAAAATATTGGAGGATACATAATTGAAAGTACAAAAAAGAAATAGCACATTGGTTGATTTTGATAAAAATAGCATTATTCGAGCAGTAGAAAAGGCAATGCTTGAAACAAAAGATGGTGTCGATTTAAAACTAAGTCATGATATTGCTAATAAAATTGAGTCTATGGGATTAAATATTTTTTCAGTTGAAGATATTCAAGATTTTGTAGAAAATATTCTTATGGAAAGCAATAGAAAGGATGTGGCAAAAAGATATATTATTTATCGTAATCAAAGAGACAAAGTTCGTAAAAATAAAGTAAAAGGACTTCTTAGTGAAGAATTCATGAGCAAATATAAACATTTACCTTCTCCAATGAAGCAATTAGGAAGTTTTGTTTATTATCGTACATATAGTAGATATTTGCCAGAAGAACAACGTAGGGAATATTGGTGGGAAACTGTAAAAAGAGCAGTAGAATATAATTGTAGTTTAGTACCAACAAGTAAAGAAGAAGCAGAAAAATTATACGACAATATTTATAATCTTAGGCAATTCTTATCAGGTAGAACATTATACATAGGTGGAACATTAGTTTCAGAAAAATACCCTACTTCCAATTTTAATTGTAGTTTTTCTGTTATTGATAATTTTGAATCTTTTAAAGATGCTTTTTACTTACTGATGATTGGTTCCGGTTTTGGATTTCGCATTCTTAAAGATGACGTTGCTAAACTACCAAAGGTAAAAACAAATATAGAAGTAATCCATAAAGATTATACACCTGTTTATAAAAATAAACGCGAGGACAACACATCTATTATTTTTATAAACAACAATATGATAAAAATAATTGTAGGTGATAGCAAGGGTGGTTGGAGTCAAGCATTAGATTATTATTTTAAAATATTATGGGATAAAGATTTTACAGACATTAAAACTGTTGTATTTGATTATAATTACGTCCGACCAAAAGGAGAAAGATTAAAGACATTTGGTGGAACGGCTTCTGGGTATGAAAGTTTAAAATCAATGTTTTCTAAAGTAAATAAAATTATCAACAAAGAAGGACTTATTCAAGGATTAGATAAAATTAAACTTAGACCAATTAATTGTTTAGATATGTTGGCGAGTATTGGTGAAAACGTTGTGATTGGAGGAGTAAGAAGGACTAGTTTGATTGCTTTAATTGATTCAGATGATGATGAATGTATAAAAGCAAAAAGCAACTTATATAAACAATCATCTAGTGGAAAATGGGAAATAGATTCAGAACTATCTCATAGGCAAATGAGTAATAATTCTATCTATTATAAAGAAAAACCTTCTAGAGATCAAATTCATTGGCAAATTGAACAAATGCGATATTCAGGGGAACCCGCTTTCGTTAATGAGATTGCAGGTAATAAACGCAGACCAAATTTTAATGGAGTTAATCCTTGTTTTACTGGTGATATGAATTTATTAACTTCAGATGGATATAAAACATTCGAAGAATTAAATGATAAAGAAGTTCAGATTGTTAATTTAAATGGGGATGTATCAAATGGTAAAGTTTGGTGTAATGGAGAAAAAGATATTGTTGAAGTACAACTAAGCAACAATAAAGTTATTAAATGTACTCCTGATCACGTATTAATGTTAGAAAACTGCCAAGAATGTAAGGCCATGGACTCATTAAATAAAAATTTATCAGCATATTATGGAAAAAATCCAACTGTAATATCCATTAAAACATTAGGCAAACAAAATGTTTATGATTTTTCAGAACCATCTACTAATTGGGGAATTGTAGAAAATGTAGTCGCACATAATTGTGCTGAAATTTTATTGGATGCAAATGGATTGTGTAATTTAACGACAGTTAATGTATATGCTTTTGTTTCTGATAGTGTATTAGATTTAGTTTCTCTATTGGAAGCACAACAATTATCTGCAAAAGCTGGTTATCGTATGACTTGCGTAGAATTAGAACTTCCAAAATGGAACATAGTACAAAAAAGAGATAGACTTACCGGATGTTCTTTGACTGGTTGGCAAGATATGGTTAATGCTACAGGCATGTCAAAAGATCAAGAATCTGAATTATTAATAAAATTACGTGAAGTTGCTCATGATACAATTAAAATTTATGCAGAAGAATTGGGTTTCCCAGTATCATTATTAATAACCACCGTAAAGCCAGAAGGCACATTGAGTCAAATTCCTGGAGTTTCATCAGGAGTTCATTATTCTGAATCTGATTGGTTTATTAGAAGAGTGAGAATTAATGCCCATGATCCTTTAGTTAAAGTTTGTGAAGAATTAAATTATCCTATATTTCCAGAAGTAGGTCAGGAAATGGAAACATGTACAACAAAAGTTATTGAATTTCCTGTAAAATCTCCTATTGGAAGAACTAAATATGATGTATCTGCAATTGAGCAACTTGAAAATTATAAAATGTTTATGGATTGCTATGTTGATCATAATGCTTCAATTACAGTTACGGTTCGTGACGATGAATGGGGAGCAGTAGAGGAATGGATGTATAGTAATTGGGATGACGTTGTAGCTGTAAGTTTTCTATCTTTATCTGATTCATTTTATCAATTAATGCCATACGAAGCTATTACAGAAGAGGAATATAATAAAAGAGTTTCTGAAATGAAACCATTTATTCCTTCGTTAATTAGTAAATATGAGTTAGTTGAAACTGAATTTGATATTGGTAATGATGGATGTAGTTCAGGGGTATGTCCTGTAAGATAAAAATAATATATAAGTTATGGAGAGTGATAAAGTATAGAAAATATCTGTGAAATTTGTGGTAGTAATAAATATGTATTCTATAGCAAAAAATACAATAAAATGATATGCAATAGACATTATTTACAATTATGTGTGCATGGCGAAATTCAACCTGACAAAGTATCCTTGAAAAAACAACCATGCGTAATATGTGGAGAAAATAAAAACATGAACAGTCAAAATGGTGTTCCATACTGTGGTAGGCATTATATGCAATTAAGATTAAATGGTAAAATTTCTAGAACTTATTTAGATAAAAACGATATAGTGACATATCGAGATTATGCTGAGATAATATTGAGAAATGAGGATTGTGAGGAAATTGCAAGAGCCTTAATTGATATAGAAGATGTAGAAAAAGTGCAAAATATTTATTGGGGTTTATCATATTATAATTATGTTTATAGTAAATATGGATTTTTGCATAATTTTGTTTTAGGTGTTGATTCTACTAATCACTTAATAGAAGTTGCAGACCACAAAACAAGAAATAGGTTAGATTGCAGAAAAAATAATTTGCATATTGTTACTCGACAGGAGAATTCAATAAATAAAGGTATTCAATCCAATAATACATCTGGTTACGTTGGTGTAAGTTGGAATAAAAAGAGAAATAAATATAGAGTATATATAAAAATTGATAGAAAACAAATTCATTTAGGATATTATCAAAACTTTGAAGATGCTGTGGACGCAAGGGTATTAGGTGAAATAAAATATTTTGGTAAAATTATAGAAAGAAAAAATGACATATATACGGTACATACGAAATCAAATATGAAAAGTGAGGTAATATAAATGAAAATTAGAGGTTTTGAATCAGTATCAGATAACTTCAAAAAACAAACTGTTCCTACTATTCTCCCACAAAGAGGTACAAAAACATCAGCAGGATATGATTTTTCTACACCTATTGATTTAACTATTTATCCTAAAGAAACTGTATTAGTTTGGACTGATGTAAAAAGTTATATGCAATTTGGAGAAGTTTTAATTCTTGATGTTAGAAGTTCTATTGGTATTAAGAAAAAATTAATGTTAGGAAACGTTATCGGAGTTGTGGATCAAGATTACTATTCTAATTCAGACAATGATGGAAACATTGGTATTTGTTTATATAACTATTCAGACACAACTGTTACTTTGAAAGCAGGAGAGCGTATTGCTCAAGGAATTTTCTTACCATTTCTTGAAGCAGATAATGGTAATACAGATAATGAAAGAATTGGTGGAATAGGAAGTACAAACACTTAAAGTTTACAAAAATATGGGATAAAGTGCTAAATTACATTTTATCCCAACCCTGAAACCCTACTCACATAAGGGTTCTAAAACAAATATTTCCATTAAAACTTGAATTTTAATTGGCGAAAGGAGATAAATATTATGATGGATAAAGAATTAATCAAAGCATTGGAACCAATTGAAGAAGAATTTGATGTTAACTTATTTACATTTGATGAAGCACTTGAGTTTTATAAATCAGATATAGAGGAATATAAATCTTTTGTAAATCAGTCAATTGACCTTATTCAGCAAGAAAGAAAAGATGAAGAGCTATCTGCCAATGAATTAGGTTATATTGAAGGATTGAAGCTAGGCATAAAAGTAGTTGAAATGATTTTTTGTGGAAGAATTGAAGAAGGATTTTAGAAAGGAGATGACATCAAAAATGAAACCATGTATACATTTCGACAGTGGAGTTTGTTATTCACCTGATTGGAAAGAACCTTTTGGTGAAGGATGCTTATTAAATCATAAAGATTCATGTCCTCATTATATTCCAACTACTTCAATTAAAGTCAAATATAAAAACTATAAAGGAATTACTTCAATCAGAAATATTATTCCTCAAAATATCTATTATGGGAACACACAATTTCATCCAGAAAATCAATGGTTGTTAGAAGTTTGGGATGTAGAAAAAGACGCTTCAAGAACATACGCATTAATGGATATTATTGAATTTATTAAGGAGGATTGATATGATACATAATATACCAGAGCCAAAATGGGATAAACCTCCTGTGAATATTAGAAAGATAAGTATGGAAGATAAATTATTATCTCTTAAAGAACAATTCTGTAATTTCTACTGTCCAAACAAAGGAAAAGTCATTGATTATGAGTGTTCTGGCATTGTAGAATGCAATGAGTGTGAAGAAATAATTGAATGCGAAAAAGTTCAAGAAATTTATGTTGATTTATGTGATGAATGCAATATCTCTGATTATATATCATTCATCCGAGATGAACTCTAAACCACAAAATCACCAATAAACCATCATAATAAATCAACAGAAAGGAGGTGAAATTAAAAGAAAGGAGAAAACTATAAATGAAAGAACTTAAACAATGGCTAATTAATCATATTAATAATTTTTCTAAAGATCATTATAATGAAAGTACTTATATTTGGTCTAAGGGCTATAAAAAAGCATGTATAGAAATTTTAGAAATTATTAATAAGATTGAGAGCAAAAAGGAGAATAAATAAAATGCCAATAAGAACTGAACAAATTGATGTATCATTTAACTTAAAACTTCAAAAAGACATCCAAGAACATGAAGTTATCTGTTCTCACTGTGGAGGTACAGGACTTCAAGTTGATGATAATCCTTTTGGTCTTAAAGAAGAAAATAGCAAAATTCATTTCCCATATAAGCAACAAACTATTGTTGGATGCAGACATTGTTATAATGGAGTTCAAAGTAAATGTTTACATTGTGATAAAATATTATCTAGAGGAACTTCTAGATGTAACTGTAAACAGTCAAATTTAGAACGTCTTCAAGAACAATATGAAAAAGATGTAGAAACATGGAATAAAGCAAAGAAGATTACTTATGAACAAGCAACAAATGATTTTATTATGATCTATATTGATAATTATGATAAATATCTCATGGTTGAAGAATTAGAAGAATGGATAGAAGACAAAGAAAGCGAAGCAGATCAATCAATATGCCGAGAAGAATTAAGAATTTATGGAACACAGATAATTGATTTATCTATGGATGCTTCTGATATTCTTGAAAATGCTTGTAGTGATCTACATGAGGATGCTATGGACAATATATCTGATGATGATCAAAAAGAACTTCAAGTGTTGTTAGACAAGTGGTGTGAAGATAATAAGCAAGGAACTACTACTTATTATGCTGATTTTAAGGTTGGAATATTGCTATGATTATTATTATAGGTACAAAATCAGAAATAGAATCAGACATATGCAGATTAAAGTGTCCAGAACAATATTTTATTGAAAGAAATGGTTACTGTCCTAAAGGAGATGATGAAAACTGTGTTGATTGTACGACTAAAACATATGATTTGAACATTATTATAAAATAATGAATTTAAAGGAGTGTATTATTAATGTTTATAAAAGTAAATGAAAATAAATTAATTCAATATAATTCCATAGAGCTAATTACTGATAATAATGAATATCAAATAATTGGGAAAATAAATGAAACGGTAGATGTTTTAGCAAAATATAAAGAAAAGGATAATGCAAGAGAAGAATTTAATAAAATTAGTTATTATGAAATAGAGAGTAAAGATGATAAATCTTATGATGATAATCATCGTGTCTCTTCCCCTAAAATGCGAAGATAAAAAATAGAATCAAAAACCTACTTTATGGGATATTGAAAGGAGTTGATTAATTTGTATATAGTTATAGAAAGTCGAGAAGATGTGAAAATATTACAAAAGATTAAAAGTGTTTATCCTGATATAAATATTGTAAATAGTATTTGTGAGTTTATGCCTACAGTAGAAGGATTGATTGATTCAATTTGTGATTATTGTCAACATAATTATTATGATGATGGAATGGAACAATGTAGAATTGCAGATGAAAAACTTTAAATGATAAATTTTAATGGAAAGGAGAAAAATTATGAGATATTCTTCAGAATTAATACATACATTAATTCTTACAGATAATGAATATTTAGCACTACATGAGGCGATTAGATTATATATCAAAGAAAATGAAACAGTAATTGTTAATGATTGGATAGTAAAGGAACTGCAAAACATTATAAAAGAAACAGGAGATAATTAATCATTCGAAACAACTGTTTGAATCGAAAGGAGATTATAAATTGAGTACAAACAATATTGACATTCTACTCTACAACAAAAGAGATGAAGTAGTAACCGCATACACATCGAATAATCCTAATTACAAAAATGGCGAAGAAATTACCATTAAAGGAAGTCATAAAAACTATAAAGTTGTTGACATCAACAAATACAGAGTAATGGGTATGCCTGAGTATGTTTCCTTAGAATTAAAAGTAATAAAGTAAAAGGAGTGAAAATAATTATGGAAAGTAACGATCTTGTTTATTGTTCAGATTGTGTAAATTGGGATTTTGCAAAGAAATACTTAGAATACTTTGGCTGTTGCACTGATTGTGAATTAATAAAATAAAAAAGGAGAAATTAATTGGTAACAGAAATAGTTACAATAAAATGGGATAGGCGAATTAAAAAATATTATGAAAATAAAAGCTATATTTATACTAAAATGGGAGACGAATTCGAAGTAAGAACTGAAGACTTACCAGATGGATCTAATATATTAATTGATACCGAATGTGATGGTTGTGGTTTAGAGATAAAAAATCTAAAGTGGTATTTTTATAAGAAAAGTATGAAGAAAAATAATGGATATTATTGTGTCAGATGTGCTAAAAATGGTTATAAAAAATGGGTTAGTTTCTTTGAATGGTGTTATATAAATTTACCAATAAAAATTGCAGATAAAATATTATCTCGTTGGCATTATGAATTAAATGGATGTAGTCAAAAGGATGTTACTTATAGTTCTCATGGGTTTAATCAAAAAGGTTATTGGTTTAAATGTCTGGATCATCCAGAACATCAACCTGAACAGAAAAGCATTAGTGGTTTTACAAATTATAAATATGGTAATCTTGATTGTGACCAATGTAATATAATTGCATTAACTCATCCGTATTTAGTAAAATTTTTAGTGAATAAAGAAGATGCATATAAATATTCTGTTGGTGTAAGAAGTAAATTTCTTATTAAATGTCCTAATTGCGGTCATGAAAAAGAAATGATGTTATTTGATTTAATGAGGATGGGGGGTTGGTTGCCCTCGTTGTTCAGATGGAAGACCATATCCAGAAAAATTTATGTCTAGTGTTTTAGAACAATTAATGTTTAATTTTAATCCACAATTAAGCAAAACAACTTTCAAATGGTGCAAAAACTATAGATATGACAACTATCTAGATAATTTTAATTGCATTATTGAAACTCATGGACTTCAACATTATGAAGAAATTAATAATAATTGGAATTCATTACAAAAAACTCAAGAGAATGATTTTGATAAAGAATGGTTAGCTAGAATAAATGGTATTAATAATTACATAATTATTGACTGTAGATATTCTGAAATGGAATGGATTAAAAATAGCATAATGAAGAGTAGGCTTCCTAAATTATTAGGTTTTGAAGAAAAAGATATAGACTGGCAGAAATGTAACGAAGCAGGATTCTCTAGTATGGTTAAAAAAGCTTGTGAATTATGGGATAGTGGTATTCACAATACAAAAACAATTGCAAAGGAACTAAAATTAACAAGAAAAACAATCAGAAGATATTTAAAACAAGGTGTAAAATTAGGGTGGTGTGATTATGATGGTCAAAAGGAGTTTATAAGAAACGCTAAAAAGATTCGTAAACAAATAATATGCTTAACTACTAATGAAATATTTAATTTTTCCAAAGATGCCTCGAAAAAATATAGCGTTTCAAAAACAAGTATTGCTTCATGTTGTAATAAAATATATAAGTCTTCAGGAATCCATCCAATTACTGGAGAAAAACTTATATGGATGTATTATGATGAATATATAATCGAAAATCAAATTTTAGGATGGAAGGATGATTATGTAAATAATATTATTAATTGTTACAAAATAATATGCTTAACAACTGGAGAAATATTTAATTCAATAATTGAAGCAAGGATAAAATACAATTTAAAAAGAATCAATACTTTATCAAATCTAAATGACAAAAAATATTCTGGAAAACATCCAGAAACAGGAGGTGAATTAAGATGGATGTATTATAAAGATTATTTATTAAAAATAAAACATTAAGGAGTGAAATTATGAATAAAGATATTTTAGTATATTGTGTAAATTGTGTTCATGGTAATTCACTACAAAAGAGATACGAAAATTATTTTGGATGCAATACATCATTATGCTTCAAATGCCCCTGCGGATCTTGTTCTTGTATTAATCCTGAAAAGGGAAAGAAGTTTGAAGATAGGCCAATGTTTGTACCCAAGAACCAGAATATGATTATTTAAATGTTTATTGGTTTAGTCAAGGCATAAAATTTAATAATCTTGATTGCCTACAATATAAAAATCTTCAATAATCATAAAATAAATTATTTGGAGGAATTGTAAAATGAATAACTTCGATTTACAATGGTTTATTAATAAAACCAATGCAAAACCAATCACAATTGAATTTCTAAATTCAGATGGAGATTTATTATCCATAGTTAATACAGTCATTAATGATGTTGAATTTAAAGAAGAAAGCTATTGGAATATACTTTCAATTAATGATGGAAGTGTAAAATTATACTTTGAAGATTTTGAGATTTGTGAATTAGAGAACGCTAAAAACGCTTTACTTTTATATTACAAAGGAGAAGTATTGGTTAATATTTATTTACCTGAAGGCGACAGTTGGGAGTTAAATGGATCAGAAACTATTGGATTTATACAATATTAATTATATAAATAATATTTATATTGACTATATTTTGTAATTAAGATATAATTTATTTAACAATATATATTACATATGAAAATATACTGTAAAAGGATGTGAATTGATGGCAAAAGGAAAAAGTATCAACTTAACCCCTAGAGATAAACCTAAGAAGAAGCAAGATAAATATTCAGAAACCTCTGACATCAAAAAGGAATATAAGTTCAATTTAAAAGATACAGTAATTTATCTAGGATTGTTAGAGGAATATAAAGGCAATGAATGTATAATCATCAAGAGGTCAAGAAGAAACATAAATGAATACTATCGTGTAAAGTTTGAAGATAAAGTTGAGACGGATACACCAATGGGATTTTTAAAAACTCTTGAAGAATATGAATTGTGGTTGTCAGATCAAGAAAAAGAAAACGATGATGATAATCAAGAGGGTATGTCTGATGTTGAGAAACAAATTCTTGAAAAGGGTCTGACCCCCTTTAAGAATAGGTTGTCATGTTATCTACAGGTTGCACTGTTTGAGCATAGGTGTCATGAGTGTGGATACGAAGACAGATGTATCTACATTAAAAAGTACAAGTATGACAAGGTAAAGTTTAATTAAGAGAGGAAGATACTATGCAAGTAACATTATTAAATCCTGAACAAGTGAAAAACATATTTAAAGAATGGGGGACATTTGCTGCAACGTGCTATGGAACTTCTTCTGAATTTGCTGAAAAAGTTGGTAATTCATGTTATGAAGACGAACATTATAGTGGAAGTAGAACCGAATATATAAAGTTTAAAATTGAAGGAATTGATAGAGGGATCAGTGAACAGGCGATGCGTCATGAAATTGGTGTAAGATATAACTTCATTGATGAAGATACTTATGATGAAAATCCTTCTGGGATAATTAAAAATCTTAAATCATTCAGATATGTTGATATGGAAAACTTTGATTACACAATTCCCAAAACAATTAAAGATAATGAATATGCTTTAGGGGCCTATAATTTAATAATGACTGAAATCAATAATTCTAGAAAACATATTTTAGATTTACTAGTTAGACATGGTGTAAATGAAAAACAAGCAGTGGAAGACGCAAATTATCTTTTACCAAGAGCAACAAATACTTCGCTCTGTATTGCATTTACATTAGAAGCTTTTATTCATTATTTACATAAAAGATTGTGTACTAGAACTCAATATTTTCATAGACAAATGGCAAATCTTATGAAAGATGCTGTATTGGAAATATTGCCTCAATTAAAAGATAGATTAGTTTCCCAATGCGAGTACCTTTTATGGTGTCCAGAGAAGAATAGGTGTTGTGGGAAAATGCCTACTAAAGAAATGTTGTTGAAAGGGATGGTTAAATAATATGCCAATTATTATACTAATTTCAGGGAAGGCAGAATCAGGCAAAGACCTGACTGCCACTCTATTAAAAATAGAATTACAAAAACAAGGTGAAAGAGCATTAATTATAAATTATGGTGATCAACTTAAATTTCTTTGCCAAAAATATTTTGGTTGGAATGGTGAAAAAGATGTTAACGGTAGAGAGTTATTGCAGAAAATTGGTACTGAAAAAGTTAGATCAAAAAATAATAATTATTGGGTAGATAATGTAATTGAATTGGTAAAAGTCTTTGAAGATGATTATGACTATGTTCTCATACCGGATACAAGATTCGCTAATGAAATTGAGAGATGGGATAATGATTATGAATTTATATCATTACGTATAGAAAGATTAAATTATGAGAACAAACTTACGCCAGAACAAAGATTGCACTCCTCTGAAATTGCATTAGATAATTATGATTTTGATTATTACATAAAATGTGAGACTAAAGAAGAAAAAGAAAAAGAAGTAATTAAGTTTATAGAATATTTGAAGGAAAGATTTGGTGAATAAATGTACATATATGAAGCAGGGTGTCTAACCCACTATTATCGAAATAATGAAATGAATAAAGCAATTGAATGGAGAAATAAGTTAGACAAATGGGCAAATAATAATAATGTAGAAACGTATAATCCTGCTAAAACATTTTTAAAAGAAATAAATCATACATACGACTCAAGAGCCTGTGTTGACCAAAACGAATATTATCTAAGCAGATGTGACATTATGATTGTCAATCTTGATGACATAGATTTCTCGCCAGGGAGCATATATGAACTAGTTCGATTCAAAGACATGAGAAAGCCTGTCATTGCCTTTGGAACTAAACATTGGAGTCCACATATCAATAGCTGTGTTTCAAATCATTGTGAGGCACTTGATGACGTTATAGAGTTAATTGAAAATATGTTTGATCAGGGCAATTTATAAAAATAAAACATAAAAAGAAAGGAATTTAATTTTGAAATATTCTCATGAAGATGTAGTTAAGATATTAAATGATTTAGGATATGAATTAATAGACAATAAATATCCAGGAGCTAGAAAACCAATAGTATTAAAAGATTTAGAAGGATATTTATATGTAACAACATTTAGTGGATTCAATCAACTTATTAAAGAAGGTCATAGTCCTAGTAAATTTACAATACATAATATATATACAATAAAAAATATAAAATTGTGGTGTAAGATAAACAATAAACCATATGAATTAATAAGTGAAGTTTATATTAATGCTAAAGATAATCTTAATTGGAAATGTTTAAAAGAAGATTGTGGAGAGATGTTTGAAAAGAATTGGCATGATATATATAGTAATCGTGGTTGTCCTTTTTGTGCAGGGTTTCAAGTAGGATTATCTAATTGTCTTGCTACAAAATTTCCTAAGATTGCAAATGAATGGCATCCAACAAAAAATGGTGATTTGACTCCTTATGATGTAACTTGTGGTTGTGATAAAGAGATTTGGTGGCAATGTAATAGGGGTCACGAATGGAATGTAGCTATTAATACTAGGATAAATACTTCTAGAATTAATAATAATAGTTGCCCTTATTGTTCAAGACGATTACCTACAGAAGATTATAATTTATTAATAATACATCCAATAGCCTGTGAAGAATGGGATTACGACAAGAATGATAGAAGACCAGAAGAATATTTGCCAAATGCCAATCAGTATGCTTTTTGGATATGTAGAAAATGTGGAAATAAATGGGAGCAAATTATTAGTGACAGAGTTAATAGAGGTAAGACTGGATGCCCTGAATGTAAAGTTTATGTTGCAACTAATGAATATAATTTATTAGTGAATAATTCTGAACTTTGTGAAGAATGGAATTATGATAAAAATAACACAAAACCAGAAAACTATACTCCAAACAGTGGGCAGTATGCTTGGTGGATATGTAAAGACTGCGGAAATGAATGGGAAACTCAAATTTGTAGTAGAAATGGAAGAGGAAATGGTTGCCCAAGATGTGCGGAATCTAAAGGAGAGAAAAGAATTACTAAATTTTTAAAACAATACAATATTTATCATATCCCGCAGAAATCTTTTAATGGCTTAGTCGGATTAGGTAATGGTTTATTATCTTATGATTTTTATCTGCCTAAATATAATCTTCTTGTTGAATTTCAAGGTGAACAACATGAACATTTTGTTGAATGGTTCTATGAATCTATTGAAGACTTCGAGAAACAACAGGAGCATGATAGGCGCAAGAAAGAGTACGCAGAACAAAATGGTTATAATTTTTTAGAAATTTGGTATTGGGATTCTAATAATATTGAGAAAATATTATTAGATAATATTTTATAAAAGGAGAATTTAAATAATATGATTAATGAAAGAAAAATTCAAAATCAAGAAAATTCACTTTGTAATGAAAAGTACAATCAACCTATAGCAAGGGTTTCAGAGAACGATACATACGATAGGACAACACTTTCGTTTGGTTGTGAAGACATAAATTCTATTTTGGAATATGATGTCTCAGATCCAGAATACTTACAAATAGTAAATGGCCTTCGAACTCCAAGCGATGCTATAAACTTCAAACTATTACTTGAATATATGAGTGAAGAAAATAGAGAATATGCAAAAGAAAATAGTTTGTGTGAAATTTGTCATAGTGAGTTAAAACTTGTTCAAGATAGAGGGGAAGTATGGGGAGCTAAAAATGTAGTTATTGGAGAATATTCTAGTTGCCCAAATAGATGTGTATAATTTATGTGTAAAGGAGAACTAACCAATGATTATTGATCCTGGACGAAATAGTTGCACAATATGGTTTATAAATAAAAGCAAAATGCAAACTATAAATGGAACACCTAAAGAATGTGTCGATAGAATTGTTAAATATGTAATTAAACATGTTTTGGATAAAGAGAGTGGATTAAGTGAAAAAGTTCAGTGGTGTAAAATTAGATTGGATACCTCTGGTGGCATAGGGAAGTTATATGCTGATATTTTTAGAGATAAAGGTATAGAGTTTAATGCTGTGAAGATTGTTATGGATGTTGTTTAATTTTAATTAATTAATTACTTCTTACTCTCAACTTCAGTAACCTTAATCTCAACTAAAAACTCTTGGTCATCTTCGCTAAGAAATAGAGTTAACCTTTCCAAAAAAGAAGCCAAATTCCTAGTATTAAATTTTCTCTTAACATTAATTAAATAATTATTATCAATTACAATTTCTTTTTGTTGAGTTTGTTGAATAGAAATTGAATCTACATTCTGAGTGGGAATAATATTTTCACTCAGAATTTCTTTAGAATTATCTACAGAAACATGTCTATTATATGGTCGTTTAATTTTCTCCTTATTATTATCTTCACCAATTTTAGGCAATCCTCTTGTAATTCTTCCTTTGTTTAAAAAATCAACAGCAGACTTTCCAATCAATATTTCTCCACCTTTAATTTTTGCAACTTGCATTTCTGCGAAGAAGCTACTAAGAGATGTAGACGAACATTTCCAACTCTTCATAATTTCATGATTAGTATGTAATCTTCTTAATTCAGCTAAAGATTTCTGACAATTATCAAAATCCAATGCTTCAAATTCTTGCTTAGGTGGGATTTCTCCCAAATTAATTTTTTCTAAAAGTTCATTCATTTTCATTTCTCCAATCGTTATTGAGTGAATTACAGAAGGTGCATAAATTTTCAATCTTTCTATTCCTTGAAGTGATTCTGAAGGGGTTCTAACTGTTTCGTGTTTTCTCAATCTTAATGCTCGGCCATGAATTCCATTTCCGGTTCTCTTTTGCTCTCGAATATCGTCTTTGAGCATACGCTCGATTTCTGATTCAGTATCATTTGTGTCATACATACGATGCACGAACTTTCTTTTGTTAATCCTTGATGCCTGTGGATAACTTTTGGAATTTCTAGTAATAATAGTAAGATATATACACCTTGTATTAGTTTCTTTTGTGGGTCTAAAATTTAGACTGGTCGGGTATAAAACTTAGACTGGTCTAGAATTTAGACAGGTATTTTCTGTGGATAAGTATCATCAAACCAGTATAGAATTTAGATAGGTTGACATTTTAACTATCCCTTTCTTCCATCATTTTTTCATATAATTTATCTGCACTAATTATTCCCTCTTTAAATGATTGTTCAATAATTTCTGTTTCCTCACTACATAGAAAAATCATCTTTTTAATGTTGCCATTTACTCCTGCACTTGCAGTCCACACATAACCGTTCTCTTCTAACCAATTTAAACCATTGATACAAGATTGGCGAGATAATCCTGTAAGTTTAATTAATTGAGAAATACTAATCCAATCTCCTGTTTTAGCAAAACCCCATGTTTTTCTAATCATTAAAAGATAAACTTTTAAGGCTGAGAAATTACTGATTCTAGGTATTAGTTCATCAAAAACAATATTAGGAACTTCCATAAAATTTTTCTGTGGTTTGGGTAATCTAAACATAATAAAACCTTCTTTCAGCATTTTGTCAAAAAAGACAATAGCGATGCTAAGAAGAGGTTTACAAATTTTTAAAATCATGATAAAATGATAAAGAAATTCATAACGTCTTCTCTGGGCCTCTTATGAAATGTTGAAGTTGGTCGCTCTGGCATTTCATAAGAGGTTTTTGCATGTTCTTTTTTAAGTTGTTAAGATGATTTGATTTAAATTTCCTCCAATAAAAAAGTTAGTAGCCTGTATTCCTACAAACTACTAACTTTTGACAATACTTACTAAATTATTATCCAAATATAGACTTGATTTTCTTTCTACATTCAGGTAAAATCTTATCAGAAGCGTCAAAGCAACTGTTTGATGGAACATTGCTTGGATCAAAAGCCTGTCAAGTCCTTGCAAGACTGATGGGCTTTGCTTATTTTATTAGGTTGTTTAGGTTAATTAGAGATATTCGACACCTTGATACAAATCTCCTTCTGATTATACATGAAATTTGTCCACATGAATATAGTTTCCCAAAATATTATCCACATGTTAATAACTAGGCCAGAAGATTTAATCGTAAAATAAGCCCATCCAAGAACATACTAATTGTATGAACTGGATGGGCCTTTGTATTTTCATAAAATATCATTCGTTTTCCTTGAATTGAATGTCTTCCATGAACCGTGAAATCATGAAACGAACAAAAGCACTCTCATTTTCAAACTTCTTGCTCATTTCTTGCACAAATAACTTCTGCGATGGGGTAACATTAGCCACTAAACGCTTTGAAAATGGCTCAGACTTACTTGGTATCTGGTAAGTTAACTTACTAATAGACTGTTTATTACTTACAACATTATCCTTTACAATATCCTTATTATTCTCTTGAATAGATACCTCGCTATTTTCTAGTGTACTAGACAGTGTACTACTCTGTATCATATCTAATTCCTCAGTAAATTTACTGATATGAGTAGTAACATCTACCACATCTAGTGAATTATCTAATATTGGCAACACTTCATCAACCTGTTCATTATTATTCCTACTATCTTGAGAAGATTCAATAATAGTTTCCTGAGTAGTTGTCTTGATAGGTTCATTTATACTACTTTTAACCCCTTTCAGACCTTCATGAGCAATATTTTGGTCAATTTCCTTACTATCGCTACTTTGAATATTTCCCTGTATAGAAATATTGTCAGCAGTATCCTCGCTACTTAATTTATTATCAAATTCAGGATCTAGTATTGTACACAGTGACATAGACAGTGTACTACTATCTTCATCACTCAATATACTACCATTATTAGAGTCCATAATATTAACCTGAACACTTTCATGATTGGTATTATCATTAGTATCTTGTACCAATTCCAATGCATTTACCTCATCAGCATCTTGAATAGTTTCACGTACAACATCCTTGATAGCTTCTACTTCAGTATCTACTACGGTAATCTGTTCAATATCCTTACTTTTAGCAAATCCTACTGCTGGAATGAGTTTCTTCTTTGCACTCATAGTTTCAACACCTCATTTCCAAATCCATCATAGTCTTTTACAGCATCATTAGTAGGAGAATAAACTAAAGGAGGTTGGCCAACAAACTGTGCTTCTCCAATTCTTACAGACCTTCTAATAGCCGTATTAAATACTCTGATATTATGTTGTTCGCAAAACTTTTGAATCTCTTGAGATACATTTGTAGAAAGATTTGTTCGTGCTGTAAAAATAGTCATTAAAACTCCGTAAATTTGTAAATCGGAATTATAATTTTCTTTAACCATTTTTACAGTTTTGCTGAGATCGTTGAGGCCACTTAACGCAAATTGTTCTGGGGGAGTAGGAATAATTACACCATTAGCACAAGAAAGACAATTTACTGTTAACCATCCCAAACTTGGAGGGCAATCAATAATCACAAAATCATAATTTTCTAAAATGTCTACGATGGCGTTTTTTAACCATAAGGCCGGAACAAAATCCTCCCTATTATGTTCTACGAGCATATCAAAATTTGCCAAAGATAAATTAGAAGGAATGAGATGAACATTTTTATAGTCAGTTTTAATAATTACATCTTTAATAGTGTGCTTATCTACAAATACATCATAAATTGTTTTTTCAATTGATTCGGGTCTCATTCCAAAACTAAGAGCAATTTGGCCTTGAGGATCAAAATCAATTAGAAGAATTTTCTTGCCTTTTTTAGCTAATGACATACCTAAACAAACCGTAGTAGTTGTTTTACCCACTCCACCTTTCTGAAGAGATATTGCGATAATCTTAGTATTTAATTTACTCACAATAATAACCACCTTTTAACTATTAATCATAGTACAATTAATAATTACTTTTCCAATACATAGAGTAGTGTACTATGTATGTCACTAAGTATATCATAGTTACGAACAAAGCAAAATACTTAAATACAAATAATTTATAATCACAGATTTAATTTTGTACTCAACAGGTTTATTGGTATACCTAAGTATACCTACTTACTATTTATATACTACAATTTTATTAAATTATAAATTTAGAATAGATTAATAATTTAATGTTACATAATAAAAAAGTTATGTCACATTCATCAAATAACTACAAATTCAGTTATATCAAGGGTTGTAGGGCTTATTTTATTAATAGATCATCTTACTTCAATTTTAAATGTTACATAAACAAGCTAAAAACTATGTATGACACATTGAAAATTAAATCATAATCCAACCTTGCATCTTCATATAATTTGTAATACAATCGTAAGACAGTGTAACACAAATGTATTACAAGGATAGGGGGAGTAAAAATGTTATTCTTAGACTGTGGCAATAGCTATGTAAAAGCACTAAATTCAAAAGGAAAGGAATTAAAAATTTTATCCGTCATAGGTAAATATCAAGATTCATTTACTGAAAAAAAGATGTGGGTAATTGACGATCATTATATTGGCGAAGATGCAATACTTCATGGTTATGCTCAAGACTATTCTCTTGAAGGAATTAAAACGGAGCAATCTACATTCAAGGTTCTTACCAAATATACTTTATGTAATTATAAAAATGAGGATAAAGTAGTTTTTCTTTTTCCATTTGAATCTTATTTTACTGAGAAAAAGCAAATTGTTGATATGTTTTCACATGACATGGATATTAATTATAAGATTGGAGATATTGAATATACTCATATTTTTAAACCACTATTAATTAAAGCATTACCTCAAGGATATTGTTCGTCTATGGACTATTTTTTAGACGATGAAGGTAAGACAAAAGAAGAAATTCCTAATGTTACTTTGATAGTTGATGTAGGTATGGGAACAGTTAATTTAATTTATCTACTTAGAGGTGAAATAGTTAGAGAACTTTGTAAAACTACAAGTAATGGCATGTGGCAAATTTATAAACGTGCCGGAAGGAAAATATATGAAGTAGATTTGTATGACGGGTATAATTCATTAGCACATTTATACCAAGATGTAGCAACGTTAATTAAAGCAGATATATCTACTTTTTATGACTTAAAGAAAATAGATAAAATAATCATTACTGGTGGAGGAGGTACTGCTATATATCATTTTTTACCTTACACAAACAAGATTTTGCATAAAGGTCAATTCTCAAATGTTAGAGGGGCAGAAAAGTTGGTGAAAAATCTATCATGGGGGAAATCAGAAACTTTAGAGACGATGCCATCTTAAAACCTTTATTAGATGCAATTCCAAAAAATAAAAGAAGCAAAGTAATTAGAAGAGCATTGTATAATTACTTTTTTGAAGGCGAAAATAAGGTAATGTTAGAGGATGAAGAGGAAAGTTATATAAATGGATTTACTAAAATGAATGAAATTGGAACGGAGGATAAGTTAGAAGCAAAACCAGTAAAAGAAATCAATTTTAATATGTTTGATGATTAATTTATATCAATTTTTTAGTCCTGAGAAGTCAGGGCTTTTTCTTTTGGAATAAATTGTTATACATAATAATCAAGCAATCCTCAGTAAGATTAATCATGAAACATTTTCAGACATTGAAAAAGATTGAGGGTGATTATCTAAATGCTTAATAAAGTTGAAGTAGAAATATTGCAACATATGTTAGAAAACAAATTAATCAATGAAATTAATAGTCGAACTATCAGAAATATTAGCAAAGGGATTGAGATTAATTATTTTAGAACAAGGAACTACGTAAATCACTTGAAACTTCTTGGGTTATTGGACTCTGGATTTAAGGAATTAAATTCAGGAACTTTTTACATTACTAAAAAAGGGTTGAAATTATCAATGAGAAAACCTGAAATTGGATTAAAGGTAAAACCAGGATCAACCAATAATTATGAGAAAATTATTCCAACTCAATGTCCTAATCCTAAATGTAGATCCTCGAACATTATCGGTAGAGGAATGGTTATGGGAATGGCTTATATTAATCTTGAAACTATGAATGTTGATGAATTAGGTGATGATTTTGAGGTTTGTGATAAAGATAATTTGAGGTATAGATGTTTTAATTGTGAGTGGGATTGGGAGTAGAGGAGGATTTGAATTATGATTAAACAACTTATATCCGATTTTCAAAAGCAAATTCATAGTATTTTTGTGGGTAGGGCAATTGTTAGACCACCATTTATCAATGAAGAAGAATTAATTGATTTTACTGTTAAATTAACTGATATTGATAAGAAAACTGTGGCAAGAGTATTGGAAGCTGAATTTATTTTTCTTAGATTGAAAGGAGTTATTGAGTGATAATTTCTTGGTGTTTAAGGCATTTTATTAAAAAATGCAAAAAAATATCCCCAAAAAGGGGATTTGGTGAAAAGGTATAATCCTAATTCAATAAACTTGCTAATGTTAAAATTCCTGAGTAAATCATTCCGCCTCCTAGAGCAACATAAAATCCTGCAACTAATGGCATAATATCATCTCCTTAAGATTAATTATGACTGTATTATCACCAACAATCATAATAAATATACAAAAGAGATGGGATTATAAAGTTAGATAGACTTATGCTAAATTTGTTCGGCATAACTAGTTATACCTAACAATATGCTACAGGTCATTCAATTTAGAACTCTTTTATCACATATTTCCTTAAATTAAGGAGTGGTAATTTATGTTAAAGAAAAATACTGTTAAAACTCACTTAAAAAAACATGGAATTAAATATTTGCAAGGAGGATTAATAGTTGGTTATATTATTCTAATTGATCCTTCTGTTGCCCTTGGAGTAGCAACAATTGAGCAAACATCAGATCAATTTTACAGGAAAGTATTAGGTCTTGGTAGAGCAGTAATTCTAATTAAAGGAGGATTAGAAATAGTTCAACATGCACTTGCTGGTGATTTTCAAGCTACCAAGAAAACAATTCTGAGTTACTTAGGTATGTACGCTCTTTTATTATTGCTTCCTTACGGCTTAGATCAAATCGATGCCATGATAGGAGGTTTGAAGTGAATGGTAAATTATGCAGATTGGTTTACTACATCCATAAAAACTGCATTAAAAGAAAGTGTCAGTGAAAGTTTTAATTGGGTTATGACAGGAATTATTTCAAATATTGTATATATGTCTCACGCAGTTACTTTAATTGGTTGTGGGGTGCTTATAATCCTTTACATTGGAGGTTATAAGTCAGGATTGCAAAAGGTTGGTATATTAATTGTTACTAACACTATGATTAAATATTTGTTGGGATGAGGAGGTTATCAAATGAAGGGAATTAAATTAAGTAACTATTTTGAAATTATTCACCCTGAGTATATCTATCTAAAATTAACTCCAAATAATTCCATTGAAAACAAAAGTACAGATCGAATTGCTAAATCAATTTCTACAATCTTTCAAGGTGTATCTCGCCATATCAAAGTAGAGGAAGGAAAATTAATTAAACTATATCCATTTAAGAGACAATTTATGGTTGGAACTAAATACAGTTATCAAATGCCAGAAAAAGTGTCATATTTCATTTTTATTGAAAAAGAAAACGTACAATTCTATTTTATTATCCCAAAAAATTACTTATCTTTATTGAAAGAGAAGATTAAGGATTCATGGGCAAATGTTACTATTAAAGAAGTTGATGCAATTCCTATATTTTGTGAAAAATCCACTAAGTATCAATTAGTTTATTCTAAAGAAGATGCACTTAGTTTATCTATTGATAAGCGTAGTAGCGAACTCCTTAATTCAAATCTTAATATTATAGACGTATTAGAAAAAGGTGATAAAGTAGGAATATTTTATAATTTTATTCCTACTAATCAATTTTCATGGAAATCTGAGTATAAAAACACAATTCAAAAAGTAAGAGATGGTTTGCCAACCGATAGACAAAAATTAAATATATGGTATTTAGGCAAAATCCTCATTACTATTGTGATTGGAATAAGTGATTTACTAGGAGAAGTTACTTCGGGTAAACCATCTAAAAAGAAAGGATTATCAACGGATAGTTTAGTACAAATGGAAAAAGTTATTGAAAGGATGAATAAATCAGCAGTTAGTAAATCAACTTATTCTAAAGCAACAGACGTTATATTAAATACTCAAATTATTATATTATCAGAGAGTTTAGATAAGATAAGAGAGATTAATCATGCTAAAAGTTTATCTCAGAGTTTTGAAGTAATAAATGAAGAGGATGGAGGTAATTCTGTTAAAGCAAAATATTACAGTCAGAAATTTAATCCTACTGATTATTCTATAAAAGGAGCTGAAATTAATAAGATTTCATCTGGAGAGTGTCAAAATTTTATTGCTTTAGCAGGTAGAAAAATTCTTGATAGATTTAATTTTATTGATAAAGTTAATACTCAAGAAACACAAGTTCCTGAAGATTTAAGAACAGGTATTATGTGTGTAGGAACAAACACATATAGAGGTATTAAACAAGAAGCATTTCTTAGTACAGATAAAGAATATCAGCAGTTAACTCTTGTGCTTTGCGGGCCTACTAGAAGTGGTAAGAGTATATTAATTCAGAACCTCGCAAAAAATGCGATGCAACATAATGAATGCTGTTTAATTTTTGATTTCATAGAAAACTGTGAATTATCAATGGAAATTGCTAGTGTATTTCCTGATGATAGAGTTAAGATTATCGAATGTGGTGACATAAGTAAACTTCAAGGTCTTGGGTATAATGAAGTAGGAATAGATTCTGATGTATTTATTCAATATGACAATGCTAAAAAACAAACTACTCAATTGTTAACCCTTATTAATTCTGTCAATGCAGATGAAAAAACTCTTGCTCCAAGAATGGAAAGGTATCTTACGGCATCTTCAATAATTGCGTTTATTCAAGGTGGAAATATTAAGGATGTTTTTGATATTTTAGTAGATCATTCAGTAAGAAGTAATTTTATTCACAATACCCCTTCTAGTCAAAAGGATAATTTATCAGAATATCTTTCTGCTCTAGAAGAATTGGATGAGGTAAATAAGGAAGGATATGTAATTGGCACTAAACACTCTTATATTACAGGAATTTTAGATCGTCTACAAAAACTAAAATCAAATACCTATATGGAATTGATGTTGAAGAAAGGCACAGAAGATAATATTAATTTAATTGATGAACTTCAAAAACCACAATTAATATGTTTAAGGATGCCTGAATCTATGTTTTCAACAGATGCAGAAAGAGATGTTTATTGCACTTATTGGATGACTAAGTTGTGGTTATCACTTCAATTAAGAGCAGAAAAATTTAGAGATAAAGGAGATAGAATTAAGGTAAATTTGTTTATTGATGAATTATATCAAGTTAATCATACTGAGTTATTTTTAACTGAGAAATTATCGAGATTAGCTAAGTTTCGGCTAAAACCTATTATTAGTTGCCATTATCTAAACCAGATCAAGGGCATTAGAGATGAATTGAGAAGTGCAAATGCAAGCTATATGTTATTATCTGGCTGTGATAAGCAGAATTATAATGAATTAAAAGATGAATTGCAACCATATGAGATGGAGGATTTATTGAAGTTGCCTAGATACAATTCTTTAAATTTGATCAAATGTAAAGAAGGATATGCTAAGTTTATTACTAAATTACCTGCTCCTATAAAGGGAGTGTGATTTATGGATATTTTTATGAATATTTTAAGGAATAATAGATATTTTATTATTATAATGGTTTTATTAATTTATTTGTGTAGTAGGAAGCATTTATATAGTGAGGATGATACTTGGATTATGCCTGTTGAGGGAGTAATTACTCAGGAATTTAATGTAGATGGGATTGGAAAGGAGCATCATGGAATTGATATTGGTTGTGGGACAACTCCTATTCATGCGTCTAATAATGGGATAGTTTTATTCTCTGGATGGAAAGGTGTATATGGAAATTGTATTATGATATCTCATGGTAATGATGTAGAGACATTATATGGGCATAATAGTGAGAATTTAGTCAAGGTTGGGGATAAAGTTAAGCAAGGAGATGTTATTGCAATTAGCGGAAATTCTGGAAGGAGTTTTGGGATACATTGTCACTGGGAATATAGAAAAAATGGTATTTGTTATAATCCATTGGATTTTGTAAATAGTAATAAAGATATTAGTAAGAGTGATAAGGAAAACAATGTGCCAAATTTTGATGCTAATAAATATTTACCACAAAATATTAATGATTTTAAAGATGAGTAGTTGGACATGCTCATCTTTTTTAATAAAATCTTAATAAAATAGTGCTAAAATATTTGCAAAATCATAAATTATCTATATAATGATGAAAGAAGGTTGATTTGAGATGATTTTTAAATTTGATAAAAGTGGAAATATGGAAAACATAGAAACGGAAGGAGATATACAGGATATGGCAAGGAAGGGTAAGGATAAGGATAAGTTTAATCAAATGGATATGAATGTGGTTAATCAGGTGAAGGAAGAGGTATTAAACGGAATGAGCGAAGGTGCTGCAGGATTTGAAAGTCTGGATGAAATTATTGGGGATGAGGATAATGAAGATATGGTTCAACAACATGAAACAGAATTGGTTAAAGAAATGGAATCTGAGAGTGATAAAATTTGGGATAGAGGGAGCAGAGATGGGGTTGTTGGGGATAGTGTAGGTGATGATGAGAATGATAAATCTGTAATGTCTGATGAGGAATTGAAACAGAAAATGAGGGAAAGAAATATGGGCAATGTATTAAACATGAATGATATGCCAACATTAAGCAATAAGATTAAAAAAGCAGAAGAATTTCCTGAGTGGGAACTAGAGGACGCTTCACCTGTAATAATTAAAAAGAAAGTCGGAAAATATTCCGTAAATATATCCGCTGGAATGCTTGCTACCATGGCAAATGACGGTGTAATTTTTTATAATGAAAATACACAACGCTCAAGAAAAAAGAAGAAAAATGGCAAGACAACCCCGTTTTTAATGGCATCTAAAGTAAAAAAGATATACGAGCAGTTAATTTCTGGAGAACTTAATGGAATGCTTATAACCCTTAACGCTCGAATAATTAAGGACGAAGAAGGAAACATATTAAATCCTTTGATTTTTGATGAAGATAGCAAAACACTTACAGGGTCGGGTGTTCTTGATGCCGTGGATGGGTGGCACCGCATTTCCGCAAGTCGTTTATGGCTTAAAAAATGGAACATTAAAAAGAATCAAAAACAAATGGACAGTCCTTGGGATTATGAATTTATCACCGCAATTGAACACAAAGAAGAAATCGGTGGAGGACTTATCTTTAAAGAATACGGATTTCACCAACTTAAAATTCAAGCATCTAAAGTTAAATTTCTTGATATATACGATTATGCCAATATGATTGTTAGAAGAATTATGACCTCGGTTCTTAGAGATAAAATTGAGACAGACAACACAAGAACAAAAGGTACAAACAAGATTGTAACATTTGGAACATTAAGTGACGCAATCAAAAAGAATTATAAACTTATTACTGAGGACGATGTTGAATTAGTTGGTGATTATTTAACCAAATTCTTCAGTAAATTAATAAGTATTTTCCCAGAATATTTTGGCAACGTCTCAAAAGAAGATAGAGATTTAATGAGAATAAGGGATCTCACTCTTGAATTATTAATGTTCCATGGATACGTTGCGATAAGTTCTAGATTATATGGAAAAGAAGACTGGGAGTCTAAATTATCTAAAATTAAAAGTATAATTCAAATTGGTCAATGGAGAGGGACTATTCTTCAATCTGATTGTCCAATTTGGGAAAGAATTTTTACAGGTGGAGATGTAAAGAAGATAATTAGTGGAAGTTATACGGTATCTTATGTTAGCAAGGTAATGGCAGATTATATTGAGTTTGGAATTGATCATGCGATTAGAAATATTAAGGAAGATGATCAAAAGAAATTAGAAAAGTTAAATAAGTAAAAAAATAGGCGTATCTACTTAATTGTAGATACGCCTATAATATCATTTATATATCCATATTTCTTAGTGATCTTAAATCTCCAAATTCATAATCTGTTTTCCATTTACTTGTATAAACATTATTATTGTCAATATCAAAAACAACTCTATGAAAGTCATAATCGTTAAATAATATTTTTGCATATTCTAACATCTCTAATAATACTTCATCAGAAGGCAAATTATCTTTGAGTGATATAATTCTTATTTCTTTCAAACCACTCTTAATTAATCCATAAGACCTTCTCTTTTCTCTTTCTTCAAAATCATGTTCGCTAATTTGACCATGAATAACCCCTAATCTATGACCACTACCGTCCCATTCTATATAAATATCCTCCTCTAACAAACCCACATCAACAAAACATTTTCTATTTGCATAATAATTTAATTCCCCTTTATATAATTTATTTATATATCTTTGTTGTTTAGAACTTGTTACATTACCACTTTTATATACCGATTCTCTTTGTTTATTTCTTATTTCTTCATTTTGCATTGGAAATTCTACGCCATATTTATCTAAATTAGTTTGCCTAGAAAGTTCTCTAATTTCTGGAGATTGAAAAGCATATTCAACACCATGGTTTTTCAACATTTTCTGTTTAGCTTTGTCTTTAATTTCTGGTACTTGCATATAATATTCTACACCATATGTATCAATTATATGTTGCTTATTTTTTATTTTAAATTCGTCTGATCCAAAGATATTTTCAGAACCATATTTATCTAAATTAGTTTCTGCAATTTTTCTGCGTATCTCTTCTGACTGTATATGCCACTCTACACCATATTTTTCCATATTCGATTGTTTGGTTTTATTTTGTATTTCCTCTGATTGCATTATATAGGGAACGCCATATTTTTCAGTATTTGTTATAATCACTCGCTCTTTAAATTCATCTGTTTTTGAGTAGCAATCTACACCATATCTTTCCATATTAGTTTTAACTTTTTTATCCTGAGTTGATTGTAAAGAATTAGTGCTTTCAACACCAAAATTTATTAAATTACTTTCTTTGCTCTTTTTGGAAATGCATAATTTACAACAATCCTTTTTAATTACACTTTTATTTTTACGAATATTATAATCTTTATATAATGGAAACATGTGAGTTTCTAATCCTTCGTCTAAACAATAATCACAGATAACATCTATTATAACTTCGCTATTTGGTAATAGATCCTCAATTTTAACTTCGAATGCATCACCCATTTTAGTGTAAATATAACCTTTCCCAATATAATATTTTTTAGTAGATCCATTCCATTTTGTTTTAACTGTTTTACTAATTAACATAATAAATACATCATTCCTTTCTTTTTGCCACAAGAAACAAATGGGAATAGACCTTATATCGGCAAAATATAAAGTCTATTAATTACACTTATTAATTTTCGAACATCAATAAGAAACCATGAAACTATTCAACTAATCCCTAACTAAAACAAAAAAAGAGCCTCAACAGCTCTCTTAAAACTAAATCAATATAAAATTCTATAAACTAATTTCTATAAACTAACAATCCTAATCAACCCTAACCCTATCCCTCACAAATCAAAACCTTCTTCTTGCCACTCAAAACATCCTCAGACCAATTAATAGGAATAATATCTTCTAAAGATTCTTCCATCGACAGTAAACTCAGACTTACTTTCCCTGAATACTTACCCATCATCTGTTTTAATTCTTCTTTCTTTTTAGGTGTTAATCCAGACATAATAATTTCCTCCTATCATAAAATCAACTATACTAGGAAAACATACATTTATGGGATTATTAAATCCCATTTATTAGACTAAACTACATTTAATCTAATTGGATGTAAATGTACACCCTCTATTCCGTCCACAAATGTATTCGGAAATACTTTTCTAATTATTTGATATGCTCCATTTAAATCGGCATTAATCAATTCTCCATCATTGGATTCAAATAATCCTCTTTTTATTCTCCTAGACTTATCATAATTTGCTTTGATAGGTAATTCTCCATCAAGAAAACTTGTTCCACTAGTATAACTTTCCTCAGTACAAATAACTTTAATACCCTTATTCTCTGCTTTATATTTTAGTTTTTCAATAAACATCGCATGAGGTATTTGTATAAAACTCTGATTAACTTTTTTACTCATTTTGCTTCTTTGTTTCCAATTATCATTTTTACCTATGATAATTGTATCAATCTTATAAAATATACACCAATCAATAATTTTTCTGCTTGCATTATGTAAAAAATAATCAATTTTATTGTTTCTTTTATCTGTCAATCTCTGAAGTTTATTACTCCAATCTTGATTATGTCTTACTTTCACATCTGCCTGTAACTTTGCCTTTTTCTTATTGTAATATTGATTAATAGATTTAATTCCTCTACCATTAATAATAATTGGTTTAACTCCAATATTATTTGATATAGTTGCAAAGTTATCAACTCCAATATCAATACCTATAATATTTTTAGACTCAATATTAACTTCTGGCACATCAATTTGATAAACTATTTCCATAATATAATGACTTGCTTTAGGTACAAATCTAATCTGCATTAATTTACCTTGAACCCTAGTAGGTATTTTAAATTTCCTAAATGGTTTCCATGAAAATTTAAGTAATGTATTTTCAATCTTAAATTGTATATTAGATAATATTACAATATTCCTACCGTTTTTATTTTTATATTTTGGTATTCTGGGTTTGCCTAGATATTTATCAGGGTATTTAGACCAATCTTTTATGGCAACAAAGAAAGATTTCCAATTTTTATCTAACTTTTCTAAAACTTGTTGAGAAGCCTGTGATCCTAAATCTTTAAATGGTTCGTGAGTTTTTAGTTCTTTTTTCATATCATAATAATTGATATAATTATGATTAATAATAAACTCTTGACGGACAATATAATTTGCATAATTGTATAAGTTTTTCGATTTAAAGCACAATTCATCTACTGTTTTAAACATTGGATGTGTCTTTTTAATTTGATGTTGTTCAACTCTATTTACTAACACTTGCTCACCTCCTTAAATTGATATTAATACTCCTAACTACTAATTAAAAGCAGTTAGGAGTGAAACTATTTTATTTATTACTTTATAATCTAAACCAAAACACCATTTATCTCATCCAAACATTTATTAACTCTTTCACATGCTAAATTATAATATATATTATCTAATTCATAACTTATGTATTGACGATTATTGTAACCACCTCATAATTGGTTCTCCTTTATATCCGTGTTCCCAAATATACCATGCTAAACACATAGTTGTGCTCCAAGGTTTACCTTTTTCATCTACTTCTTGTCCGTTCATCCAAGTTGCTTGTCTATTGGTAAAAACATATATGTACTTTAATGGTGTTTCATTGAACATTTTACTTCTTTGTTTACTCTCAAGCAATTGTATTTTACACAATATAAGAACTTTATCCGTTGTAATATCTAAAGATTTTCTTATAAATTCTTCTGCAAACTTGAAAGGAGGATTAGTTATAATATTGCAAAATTTTTTATCTTTGTAATCATGAGTTAAAAAATTAATTCCTCCTTTATTATAACCTCTATCAATTAAATCCGAGGAATATATTTTATTATCTGGATAATATTCTTTCAAAACTTTAACTATATGTCCTTCCCCACATGCTGGTTCATATATACTACCTGTTAATTTTAAAACATCCAATATTGCCTTTGTTGTTTTAGGCGGTGTCGCATAGTAATCGTTTTCTTCTCTACCCCTAATAGACGTATTCCCTGCTAGATTTGAGGTTTGTATTTTACTCAAAATTATGTTTCCTCCTCCATATTAAATTATCAAAATAACATTATTTATTACTTCAACAAAAACAGAATTATCCCTTATATTATATGTATCAAAAACCCAATCCCTATTTCAAATTAATAATCAAAATCTTATACTCATTACCCTCTGTATCAACATAAACCAATTCTCTTACTTTACTAGGATTATAACTTCTGCCATTAATAAACTTTATAGCTTTTTCTAATGTATAATATCCTTCTTTACTCACAGAAGTTTCATTATATTGAACAATATAAATTTCATTATTCTCTATTCCATCCACTCTTATCACCTCACTTCATAATAATTATACATCGTGAGGCAAAATAAGTAAAGGAATATTTTATTTATTGGTTTATAACTTAACCAAATAACTTAGTAAAATCATCATCTTCAAAATCATAATCTTCTTCACTATCTTGTTGCTCAATAATTCTCAATACTTCATCTGGTATCATAGCACGATTTAATTCCTCAATCTCATGCATTGCCTGAATATCATCCTCAGACATTTCATATTCATATGTATCATCTTCTTCATATTCAAACCAATCTTCAAAGATATCTGGTTTAGATTCAATATCTACAGAAATAACTTTATCAACAACAGTATCTTCTATAATCAATTTCCTCTTAATATTCTGCAACCCTCTACCCTTAATCTCTGATGGTGTACGATTATCAATAATATCAAATACATCTGTCTTTTTCTTAACAACATAATCTACAAACTTTTGATGCTCATTTTCTTTATAATTAATCATTACCCATTTATAATCTTCATATTTAATACCTTTTGCTAAATTTTCTCCATCCATTAAACCTAATGAATCCTCTAAATCATAATACTTCTCAGAAATCTCAATATTTTTACTCTCAAATATATTGGATAGTAATTCTCCTTCATTAGCATCTAATATTGACATGATTTTATATTTCTCTTCATCAGGTTTTGTCGATGCTAATATCTCGCTCTTCCTAACAATATCTTCTGCTGTTACAGTTCCTAAATTTTCTTTCTTAATAATAGAACCTAATTCACCATTAAGTTTACGATTATTATTCTCATATTCCCTAGTGCCTTTGAATACTCTATTTTGATTTGTATCTAATTTCTTCCAGTATTTAATGCCTTCTTTAAGATTATGAGTAGATTCATCTTCATTGGTGAATAAAGTATAAATATTACAACTCTCTTTTAGTGCTTTATTAATATCATCTTTGTAATACCATAATCCTGCATTTCCAATCCTGATTAAATCTAACTCGATCAATATCTTATTATATTTATTAATAGAATCATCGACAAAACCTAACTCCTTATTAATTGTCTTATATGGAGGCCAACATACCTCTGTCCTACCACCTGATTTTTCAACTTCATCGCCTTTAGGACGCTTATACATTTTACAAGTCAAGTAACAAAAATAAACAAGGAGATTCATATTGTCTATTTTATCTATAGTTTGATTAAGTATTTTGTTCTTATCACAATCATAAAGCATAAAGAATTGATTATCCAAATCAATATCTAATGTACATGATATTCTTTCATTAACTTTTACATCTGCAAAATTGATATCACAACTTATTAATTTTAACTCTTGCAATTTGGTAAGTATTTGTTTGAATTGGTCAACAGATTCACCAGTTCTAGTATTATATTTATACCCACAATCAGTAATCATATCTTTAAGATAGAAATTTGTAATATTCCTCATATTCTTATTCATATAAATGAAGTCTAAAATATACAATGATTTATAATTAAATTTACCTTTATCTGATTTTGTATTTTCCAAGATACTAAACTTCCTTTTCTTAGGATCTGCGTCTTGATTCTTTTCAGAAAAATAGAATAATTCATTTGGTAATTTGCAAAATATACCTTTATTATTTAATGTTTGTTTTTCTGTCATTTGTTAAAACCTCTTTCTTTAATTTGTTTATGATAATCATTAGAAAAGAAAATAATTTATGAATCGCGTTTCGCGAGACATGAGTATATTATTCTCTCTTATTAATACTTAGTTACTCTTATTACACCTCATTTGACTACCTGTTTTATGTAGTCAAATACAGTAAATTGTAAGTATTGAACTACATAAAACAGGTAGTCAAATATTTTTACTGTCAATATGGATAAGTAACTAAGTTTTAACTACACTATTTATGTAGTTCAATACTTTTACTTCTTGATTTGTTTATATTGCTCAATTGCTTTTAATAATTGAGGACTATTTGTGAATAAGAATATATTTCTTTTTGAATTTTCTTCTGGTTTTACATTGTGTAAGACAAACCCCTTCATCATAAGGTATCCAGCCAATTTCATACTTTTGACATAGAAGGTTTTGAGTTCTGATTTATTACTTTCTAATGTTTGATTTGTCATAAAATCATTCCTTTTTGTTTATTTATTTATTTTCCTCTATAGGATAGGTGCTGAAATCACCAAAAAGGAGTAATCCAAAATTAATTGGACAACTCCTAACCAAATATGATAATATTATTTTTGTATTATTAATCCACATTCCTAATACAAATATATATCTTTCCATCTCCATACGATTTAACTGTCTTATTTCTTTCAAGTATCACTTTATCAACTATTTTATCATCCTCTAAATAATCTCTAGTTATTACTTGATCCAAAATACTCTTCGTAAAATTCTGTAGGTCAAATCTATCTAAACAATCATATTTAAGAAATACAACAATTGGAATATTCCAATCAATATTCAAATCTTCTTTATTTAATAATTGATGTGAAGGGAAGTTTCTAATCCAATTATTATATGTATTAGTTTTTACCATAATATTTTTGCCTGTATAATCACTTACGACTGTCTCGTACATATAATTCTCAGAAAGAGGATGGGTGTCTAAAACCATATACTCTGATAAAGAAGGATTTAATATCGCAATTGCATTCTCTAATTTAGATAATTCCTCATTCTTCTCATTAATTAATTTTCCTTGATTGTTTATTATTCTGGTTTTGTAGGCCATTCTGCCTCCACTAATCTTTAATCTTAATGACTCCTTAT